TCAACGATAACAATAGCGGCATTTCTCATACCCCATGTCTTCCGCATTAGTCAGATCCTCCTCTACAATTTCAGCAGAACACGACTTCAAGCCTCTACAACGAAGATTTTTATGGTATTTTGTTGAAGTCTCACTTGTACACACGAATACATTTCCATTTTGAGGCGTAACTGCGGATTTTTTATATAAAGAATTCACTTCTTTTTGTGTATGTTGCTGTGGCATAGCAACCAAAAACAAAACAACTCCTATCAGCGCAATAAAAGCCAAGGTTATTAACCATATAGGAATTGACGAACGCTTCTTCGAACTGTTCAAAGCAATCTCACGGAGTTCGTCTGTTGTGAAGGTTTTAACGTTTTTCTTATCAGATACGTTACTTTGGTTTGTTTTCTGATCCATCTTAACTTTAAATCTTCTGTCAATCAGCCCATGACTTTCTTCCGAATCTTTTTTCTGTCTTTCCATCACAAACAAAGGCTGTATCTTTTCATCCAGGTAAACAGTCCCCCGTTTCTCCACATATTCCGACAATTTCATCTCGCCATGCATCACCTTATCCAGATCACGTAAGATATTGAATATTTCAGCCGTGGAAAGTTCCTTTCCGTGTTCTGTCTTAAACTTGGTGTAGGCGCCCTCATCCATCTTACGACGGAGCATCTTGTCGATCTTTATGTTCAAGGTCTGCAAATAATAATAGACTCTTTTCATATTCTATTTCTCATTCCTACCAAATGCATACCCCAATGCAAGAGTTATTATTGGAGTAACAATTTCCCAAATGACTTTCATATCACTTACTATATCAGGAACTTTATTATCATTATCTCGAAAAAACCAATAATTAATAATAACCAATACGGTTATAACCCCTGCGACAATGAAGGAATACTTTATTACCAAATAAATAATAGAGTCTTTGGCATTGCGTCCGGTCCCTAAATATTGGTTTATTTTGCCAACCCAATCTTTTTTCCAAGAACTTTGCTTTTTATCTTGCTGAACTTCACCTTTCGTGTTTTTGTCCCACTTTCCCATATTAATCCTCCTTTTTCCAGAAAGTGTAAATAATGAAAAAAATTCCGTTTTCAATATTTACGGCTTTCACATGACAAGTAAAATACATTTTTTGATTATCGCTGTATTCTCCTATTTCAATAGGTTTTGATATACCAATAGAAGAATTATCAAACTTAAGGTTGAAGATTGTCCAAATCAAAGTATCTTCATCAACTTCTTTGTAAAAATGAGGATGTGGATTATTATTATCGACTCCAAATTTAAATTTCATGGTTAGGTTTTCGCCTCCTTGCAATTCAAGTAAAACCTCACTGCTTTCAAAGACGTTGATAATACCATTTGCCACTACAACATAATTCTCAACTTTTTGTGTTATTTCCATATCTGTCAATTATTATTTATACTCATTAAAATCTACTTACCATTCATGCAATTACGCAAAAATCTGCAGAGTTTATTTTCCTTCAGGAAACATAGAAGCACGGAACTCTTCAAACGTCCCAATATCATAGTTATCTTTAATCAAGGTGTGGTAAAGAGTAGTAACATTATTTGTATCCTCCATATCCTTTATAAATTGGTCAAAAGGGACAACGTCGTAATCATCATGCTTCATTGCATTATACAAGTTAATCATTCCAACATTCTTTTTCGCAAATTTAATCAATGTGTCCATTTGTTGTTCAGATACACACTTGCTACAAACCTTATCTAAATTTTCATAGGTAACGCTATATGATGCCTGAGGTTTTACCGGTTGTGAACTGTGGCTTTTATATACGGCAGAACAATCACCCTTCAAATGGAGTATTTTTTTTCCATCCATATACGTATATTTTCCAATTCTACTAACAGCCGTTTCCTTTTTTTCATATAACGATTTCTCAGATGAGCATTTAAATATAGACACACATAAAATTGCAAAAGAAATCAAAGCAGAAAAAATTGCTATTATATTTGAATTGCGAGCCTTCTTATTTGACTTCCTGGCTATGATATTCGCTTCCATGGCACTTTTTGCCGAACTTCTCGCAGCCTCAGCAGATGCTTCAGCACTTTTAACACTGCGTTCAGATAATGCATCTCTTTCTATTTCCTTTTTCTTCTCCTCTGCTTGAATTTCATAATATCTACTGTCATACAATTTTCTTGCATCGTCTGTAGGTGAATAATAAGAAAAAGACTCAATTTTTATCAAATTCTTTTCCTCAAACTCTTGTAATATAGCACGATGGTATTCCGGTGAGATCTTCCTTATCTTATCTAAATCTACTGGGCTATCTCTCAATAGTAATGAGAGAACCTCGTCACATTTTTTATAAAATACAACTTGATCCACAACACAATTGTTTATAAACTTCTTACTTTAGAAACCAATTTAGCCATCACCTCATCACGTTGTTGGTAATTTGCCACCAACAATTTACACAAATCCAATAATTCTTTGTTTTTATGATCTTCTTTCAATAATGACATATCAACAATTTGTTGATTATCCCTTAGCATTTCCCCCTTTCCAGAGAGAAGCCAATCTGCAGAAACATCTTCACATTTTTCATATATGAGTTCAGCATTGAACGTATCTCTCTTTATCCATGCACTTATGTTTTGTGCTGGAATGCCCAGTTTTAGGGCAAATTTAGCCTGATTACCATCTGTATAATGGTTTATCAGACTTTCTAACATCTCTTTCTTGTTCATTTCGTCAAAAACGTTAAAAATCTACAAATTGTTTATTTTTGCAATTATACAATTTGTAGATTATCTACATTTTGTATATCTTTGCACCGTAAAGTTAGTAATAAATATCTAAATCTACAAGAAAATGGAAGAAAAAAAGCCAATTCGACCGGTTATCAAGTTAATGCAGATCGGACAAAAAGAATCCTTCCCCATCGAACGGATGAACGCCGTCCGTAAGACAGCAACCGAGATCAGCATTATCAACGGCTGGAAGTTCTCTGTCAACCAGCAGAACGAAGCCAAGACCATCACCGTAACAAGAATCCAATAACCACAGCCCTATGAACACCATCTATTTCCCCGACCAGAAGGTCACCTACGCACAGTTCCTCGACGACCTGTCCCGCAAGGTTGCCATCCTCGTAGAGCAGCGCATCAGCCGCCACCTCGAGAAAGACCCTATCATGGTCACCACTGAGGAGGCAGCACGTATCCTCAACATCACCCCAGACCGCCTACGCCACATCAAGGACCGCTTCCCCCATATCAAAAGCGGAGACAACAAGCAGGGCAAACTCCTCTTCAAGCGAGACGCACTACTCGCCCAATACGCACGCTGAAAACGTTTTCCTAATTATATTCTTATACTCATAACGTTAATGTAGCATAGCGCCCTTCGCGAGAAACGCCTGTGCACCAGGGGGATGCAACATCCTGATTGACTTTAGTCTTTTCATATCTAATTCGAGTTCAGCATCCCCCCTTTCACCCCCGGATAGTCCAGTGGAAGAACAGTCAGCCGCAGAAGTGCCATATTGTTGAGAATGTTAGAACCATGGCTGGCAGGTCGCGGGTCCGATTCCCGCTCCGGGGACAAAGTAAAACCCATTAAACACAGAGAAATTATGAACGGTCAACAATTCACACGCGCACTCCTCGTATCCGCTACCGTCGCAGTGCTCACCTTCATCGGAGGCATCACGCCAGGACTCACCGGCATCATCATCACCCTGGCAGCCATCGCCGTCACAGTCATCTTCGGCATCAGGATGCAGATCATCCACAACCGTAAACTCCGTCGGCGCCATGGCTATAAGATGTAACCTCACATGCCTGTCCTGCCAGGATGCCCACAACGCCCTCAACGGACGATACTGCCGCATCCTTCGCCGCTACGTCGAACACGCCAGCAAGCCCCCATGCAAGCCCCGCCCGGAGTAAGTACCGTATGTTGCGATTCTATCGCAAGCCAACCCCTCAAAACAAAAAGATGCAAGACCCCGCCCTCATCATCACATCCGATTTCCTCTCGTGGTCCTACTACGACACCACCACCATGCGCCTGCTACTGCGCCTCGCTCTGCTGTCACTGGCTTCACCCGACGGAAACGTCAACATATCCACACGACGTTTCGCCGACAGCCTCAGCATCTCCCACAAGGAACTACGCACGGCGCTATCTCACCTACAGCAGGAAGGCATCATCACCATTCAGGGCACAAGGTCGTTTTCAATCATTCACATCGAGCAATGGCACAGCCTCAGCCACTGCTTTAAAACAGTCCAAGGACACACCGAGGGCACAATAAGGGCACACGTCGGGCACACCAATCCCATTGAAAATCAACCCATTAACCCCATAGAGGGACACACCGAGGGCACAAAAGGGGCACACCAAGGGCACACCATTCTATCAGGGGCACACCAAGGGCACACCTCAGACAAAAAAGGGGCACAAAAGGGGCACACCCAACTGAATGAAAATCAACTCGTTAACCCCATAGAGGGGCACACGAAGGGCACACCAACCCCACAAGAAGGGCACACCGAGGGCACAGAAAACATCCCCCCTGCTTCCCCCTCTCCCCTTATTTCCCCCGCTCCCCCTATTATTCCTACACCCCCTATACCCCCCTCAAAAAAAGAAAAAAAAGGAGCGTTTTCGAAAAAATTCTTCGACGGGATCATGGAAAGATTCAATCAGACAATGACCGGAAAGAGCGTTCCCCGCTGCACAAAGATGTCCGACGAACGATGCCAGGCCGTACGAAATTTCATAGCCGACTACTCCGTGGCCGATATCGACAAGCTCATCCAAAAGGCAGCAGCCTCTCCACGTCTCACTGACGGACGCTCAGGCAAGCGCATCACCTTTGACCTCCTCTTCAACCCACGCTACTATGTCGGCATCATGGAGGGAGCCTGGGACTCCTTCCTATCCGCAGGCAGCGGTTCCGCCACTGCAGAAAATAATGAATATGCCGACGAGCCTCAGCAGCCAAAAGGAAAGTCCTGGCTTGAGGCAGCTGCCGAGAAGGCCCGCCTGAAACAGCAGCAGAAAGACGAAGAGGAACGGCAGCGGCTGCAGGCCATAATCCAATCCATACCCAGCGAGAGCAATCCCCAGCGTATCATCGACGCCCTCAAGGCCAAGAGCGCAAACGGCACGCTCGCACGCCTCGGCATCACATGGCAGCCCCCCGATACGCCATCCATGCCAACAACCGAAAAGGAAGTCACCCCCTCCGACCTCACCTACATTCAGTCCATCTTAAACCGTAAATAGCATAAACGTTATGTATGTTGCTATTCCATAGCAACTTCAACGAAATAATTAATCAAAAAATTTAAGCAGCAATGGCAATAATGAAAACCGTAACATCCAAATGGAAAGAGTGCATCGTCCGCTATGAGAAAACCATAGAAGACGGCACACAGAAGAAAGTAAAAGAGACCTACGTCGTAGATGCACTCTCCTTCACCGAAGCCGAGGCCCGCATCACCGAAGAGATGAAGTCCTACATCAGCGGCGATTTCGAGATCGTCAACATCAATCCCGCCCAGTACGGCGAAATCATGTTCTCCGACGATCCCGCTGCCGACAAGTGGTACAAAGCCCGCCTCCAGTTCATCACCCTCGACGAGAAGACCAAGCGCGAAAAGCGCACCAACGTCTATTATCTCTGCCAGGCCTCATCATTCGAGAACGCACGGGCAAACATCGTCCAGGTCATGTCCTCCACCATGATCGACTACGTCATTGCAAAAGTCGAGGAAACCAGCTTCATGGACGTCTTCGTCCACAACCGCGAATAGTCCCGTCATTTAACAGGCGATTCCATCGCCAAACCCCAAGAACCCTAATACAATGCCCACCGACAACTATGGATTCGAAAACCGTCAGGCAGACATCCGCGCCAAGGTCGCCACCATCTGCCTCAAATACATGGACGCCCATCATCTCACGCGCGCCCAGTTCGCCAACCTCATACGGCTCTCTCCGCAGCAGCTCAAGGAGATCATCAACCGTAACTCCAACACCACCCTCAACGTGCTCGTCAAAATCAGCACCGTCACGGGTCAGAAAATCGAAATCTAAGTAAAGTATGTTGCTACTCTGTAGCAACCCCAAAAACAAGTAAAAGTATGAACCAAATGAAACAATTCACCGGGACCAAGACCGTCAAGGCCTGTCCCATGACACTCGGAGAGGCCGAGAAACTCCTCCACCGTCACATCGACATCTCATCCGTCGAAAACCGCCATCTCACCCCCGGCTACCTCGTCGAATACGGAGAGGATGGCGACAACTACCGCTCCTGGTCACCTCAGGACGTCTTCGAGCGAGCCTACCGTCCCAGCGACACATTCCTCGAGCGCATGCTCATCGAGAAGCAGCAGGTCAGCACCCGCTACCTCCGCGGACGCGAGTTCACCTTCTCACAGCAGTTCCTCCAGATCGACCGCCATCAGCAGATACTCCTCCGCAAGCAGCTCGATGCCATGGAGCAGTACCTCTACATCCTCTCCAAGCGCATAGAGATAGCCCAGAACACCGAAACCATAAAAACCGACGAAGCCAAATGAACACCCCCGTCAACATCGCCCTCGACATCGAGACCCTCTCCACACGTCCCACAGCGGCCATCATAGCCATTGCCGCACGCGTCTTCTCCTTCACCGGCGAAAGTCCTGTATGTTGCGATTCTATCGCAACCCAGTTCACGGCCCTCGTCAACCCCGCATCATGCGCCATGGAAGGCCTCCATTTCGACATGGACACCATCCGCTGGTGGTCGCGCCAGTCCTCCGAGGCACGTGCCCCCTACGAGCAGACCACCGGCCAAGACATCCCCATCGTCAAGGCTCTTGACAGTCTATACCGCTGGCTCAATGACATCCGCTCCGCCTCCCCCTCCGGCAAGATCCTCATCTGGACACAGGGCACTGACTTCGACATCGCCATCCTCCGCTACGCTTTCGCCCACGTCCTCGGCTACGAAACCCCGTGGCACCACGACGAAGTACGCGACGCACGCACCTTCATCCACGCCACCCTCGGCCTCATCCATCCCGAAGTGGAGAATCCCTACGCCCTCATCCCCCCAAACCCGTCCTGGAAGCATCATCAGCCACTCTCCGATGTCGACAACCTCATCTGGAACGTCCGTCAGGTAGCCCTCATCGCCAAAAAGGCCCTATTAACCCCATAACTCCCATAATCCCCATAACTCCCATCACTCAATGAAAATAGTGACAAGATACGTAGCAAAGGATGGCCGCACCTTCGACGATCCGCTCAAATGCCAGGACTACGAAGACCACCAAATGGGCGTAATACGCGGTTCCGTAGCCGCGCTCCTTGAAAGCTTGAAAGGACTCCCGCAGGACAACTTCTGCACCTGCATCTTCTACATCAGTGAAGAATCAGGGAAAAGCATCTATGCCCGCGTGACGCTCGACCTCGAGCCCTTCCTTTCCCCCTACGTGAACGTGGAAGACCTCGATATTGACGCGCGCCGCCTCACCTGTACCATAGGCCAGTTGATGAAGGGTATTGAACGGTACGACAAGGACGCTCCCGTCTGTGGAATGATGATGCATGGCGACAATATTTCCTTCAATGGTAATGTCTGTATATTCCAATGCAACAACCCCGAATGCTGGGAAAATAAATCCGAGACCCGGTAGTCCCGCATTTCACCGTAAGTTGCGGTTCTGCCGCAACCCATAACAATTCCAAAAGAAAATGAGCATAAAGAACAACCTCCCACCATCGCCCTCCGGAACCTACGTCGTCTACGACCAGTTCCACTTCGGCTCCCCCGACCACCTGGCGATTCCCGTTAAAGGCCAGTCTGAAGCCCTCGACATGTACCGCTTCCAGTCTCTCGCCAATCCCGACAAGTCTATCGGCCTCACAACCGCCGAAAAGTATAAACAGTATGTTGCGACTCTGTCGCAACCCCAAACCCCAATCACAACAATGACACCAAAAAAGTTTTTCGACCTCGTCTCACAGATGCGCCAGGCGCAAAGAGACTATTTCAAGACCCGCACTCCCCAATCGCTCCAAGAGTCCAAGCGTCTTGAGCGCCTCGTTGACTCCGAGATAGACCGCGTAAAGAAAATCACCACCGAGCCCCAGTTAGACTTTGGATAAGAAAAGTATGAAAACACCTATTACATATTACGGTGGCAAGCAGCAGATGGCATCTGCCGTTTTAGGAATGATGCCGGCACACAAGATTTACTGTGAGCCGTTCTTCGGAGGGGGTGCCGTGTTTTTTGCCAAAGGGCCGTCGTTTCTTGAAGTTATCAACGATAAAAACGATTTACTTATTACCTTCTATAAACAGTGTGTCAACAATTTCGAGGCCCTGCAGCAGAAAATTCAGAACACACTACATTCTGAATCGGAGTATAAAAAGGCAAAGAAAATCTACAATAATCCGAAGTATCATTCAAAAACAGATATTGCCTGGTCTGTGTGGATGGTCACCAATATGTCTATCATGGCCACGCCAAAAGGGAGCTGGAAACGTGACAACGGTACCGGAGGGTCACACGTAGGAGTCTCAATTGATTCACACAGAAACAATTTCACAAAACAAGTCTATGAACGTTTGCGCTTTGTGCAGATTTCATGCCACGATGCAATAGATGTTATTCGAGAAAGAGACAGTGAAGACACGTTTTTCTATCTCGATCCACCATATATCAACTGCGACCAAAAGCACTATAACGGATATACACAAGACGATTTCAGGCAGTTGCTTGATGTGCTAGTTTCCATTAAAGGAAAATTTATACTCAGTAACTTTATGTCTGACGTGTTAAATGAATTTATCGACAAATGTCATTGGCATTATAAGATTTTCGATAAGAAATGTATGATTCCTGCTTTGCGCTCCACTCCGCGAAGGAAACAGGAAGTATTAGTTTACAATTACACACTTCAATCTCAATTATTCGACCTATGATCCCACAAGAATTCCCCGTATTTGTCCCCTGGAATGGCAAAATGCTTCAGGGCAGCCTCATCAGCGAGAACTACCTCATGGGAATGACAGCCGTGAGAATCCCTCTTCAGGGATGCCACCCCATCGCCCTTTTCGCCCCCGCTCATATCTACCGAACGCCACAGGAAGCAGGATTGGGAAATTCCCCGAAAATTTCCCCTGTTCCCCCGAAAGTTTCCGAAGCGACCAAGTGCGAGGCATTCAAGAAATCCCATTGGGACCACGCTCACAACCACCTCATGACAGACGCCCTCGACGAGTTCTATTCCCTCTGGAAAGCCGAGCACACCCCTTCCGGACATACTGAGAAGCCAGTGCCCCCACCTTCACCGCAGGCAGCGGTTCCGCCGCGGCACAAATTCCCCATCCAATTGAGTCTCTTTGAATAAAAACAAACATCACAAATAAAGGAAAAATAATATGGATACCTACAAAGAAAAATACGAAAAACTGGTCGGAGCAATCAAGGTGTTGCGAGATAATAACCAGTCTGATGAAGGCATTCAAAATTGGGTGAATGATAATGTTCCCGAAGCTGCAGAGAGCAAAGATGAAAGGATAAGGAAAGCACTCATTAGAAACTTTACTAATCAGCATTCAAGTAATTTTCCTACTGCTGATGGTTTTACAAGAGAACAAATACTCGCTTGGCTCAAAAAGCAAAAACCAATCCAAAACATCAATAAAGAAGATGAAGAGGTCAGGCAGTATATTATTAGAATAATGAAGCAAAAAGACATAAATGTACCGATGGTTAAAAAGGCGCTTGCTTGGCTTGAAAAGGAGGGTAAATCTGATAAAATAGTAGAAAAAGCAAAAATAGAAAAACAAAGAGTTCTTGTTACAGAGTCTGATGGAAGTGCAAATATAGATTGGGACACCCGTAGTCTTAAAGATGCAAGAAGGTTATTAGAATACGGCTTGCAATATATCAATACAGAACTTGAAAAACAAGGTAAACAGAGGTTTGATTGGAGTAAAGAGGATTCTTTGATGATTGAAGAAACTTTGTTTTTTCTAAGAGAGTATCAGCAGTCAAATAGATGTAAGGATGAGAACGGTATGCAAAACTCCGTATCTTGTGAAAAATGGCTCAAATCCCTCAAAGACCGTATTCAACCTAAGACCACTTGGAAACCAAGTGAAGAACAAATGGATGCTTTAAATAGTGCTCGATGGAATGCGCCATTTAAGATAGAAATCCTTGATTCTTTGTGTAATGACTTAAAGAAACTAACAGAATAAAGTTATTGAATTATGAAACAATTTATTTTAGGATTATTTTTACTTTTCAGCGTTGACGGGATGGCTATTCACATCCATCATTTTCATCACTATTACCGTCCGCATCACCACAGTCATGTGACAACTCAAACAAGAAAGGTGCAACCACACAAGGTACAAGCACGCAAGGTTCGTACGATAATTCGGCATGAACCAAAAGTAGTAAATACTTTCTGGCGCAATGGAATCTTGTATTACATAATCCTTAATCCAAGAAGAGGTCATGTTTACGACAATGGGTTGGTACTGTGTGAGGGTTGTAATAAAGTATTAGTTAAAAAAGGAGTAAAATACTGTAGCAAATGCAGAAGAATTAACGGGTTAAAATAAAATCAATTTTGATTATGGAAGCACCAAAGAAAATTTATATTCACCCCGATATAGGTGGTAGAGAGTTTTTGCGTCCTTGGTTACATAGGCCAGCAAATAACGAAAGTGTTGAGTACACCCAAACTGACGCCTTTATTGAGAAGGCATTGGCGTACTTAAATAGCAAGTTCTATTTCCATAATGCTTTTTATGGGGTTGTAAGCACCGATTTTAGTGCTATGGAAGAATTGTTTGAGGACTTCAAAAACTATATGAAAGGAGAGTAAGGCATGAAATGGCATCTAATTCTTATGATTGTGTGGTCATTGTATTACATTGTATGGAAAATATACTTGTATTCAACATCAATAACTATTACATATGAGAAGCCATCTACAGGAAAGATGTGTGATTTCTTACGGTGGAAAAGACGCGTAAAGTATTATGTTAAAGAATATTTTCATTGGTATGGAATGGAGCATTTAAAGACTATTATGCTTGCTTGGGTCATTTATGGTGGATTTTTTATTTGGTAAAGATATGAAGAAGTTTTTGATAACTATATCCCCTCTTTGTGCGATATTGTTCGCTGCAATGTGGTTTTCTTGGGGATTGAAAGGAGCGTTTGCGTTCTTTGGCGCAGTAATATTCGTTATTGCTTTGGCATTGGGACTTGCCAAATGGATGGAGTTTGTAGATAAACATATAAAAGATTGATTATGGCACAATACATTGATAAATCCGCTGTAGTGTCGGAGATAGAAAAGGAAATAAAGGAATATGCAACTGCCTTTAGTAACATGGATTTTAAATCCTATGAGGCAGGATTAATTGCAAAAGGTAAATATCGAATGTCACAAGAAGTTCTTTCTTTCCTCAACACCCTTGAAGTGAAAGATGTGGACTTGGAGAAAGAAATTGGTCTATTCACAACAAAGGAATTATTGAAGAAGAGGAATCACTCAACAGGCGTATATCATTTTACACAGAATGATATTGATAACATTGCCAAACATTTCTTCGAACTTGGCCTTGGCGTTCAAACACCAGTTTTCATATATAAGCCATCTCCTCAAAATTTGGCTTCGGAACTTGGACTTAAAGCACAGAAAGTAGAATAAGTTATGAAAGTTGTAAGAATTGACTGGATAGATAGCTGTGCATCAAATCTTAATTGGGTGTTTCCAGAAGACTTTAAAGAGAACGTTGAACCCATAACAATAACAACGTATGGTGTAGTTTTTCAGGAGACAGATAAAGTTATCACAGTTGCACAAAATTATGGATATAACCCTGAACAAGTATGCTCATTGATGACGATACCAAAAGGATGTATTCAATCTATAAAAGAAATAGACCATATTGAGCAATCAACATAGAAAAGAGAATAAGTTATGAGTATAGTTATACAATGCCCCTATCTTGCGACAGATGGTCTTTCAAGATTTTGTATGAATGGAAAATTTCCGTGTAGTTGTGAAACATGTAGTTGTTCTGACAAACAATATGTTGAAATCACTACAACCACAACTTCTGGCACAAGTGCATGGCCTAATTATTTAAAAGAAAAATAAAGTTATGGAAGCAAAAGATTTAATGATTGGTGATTGGCTTCTTGATGGTAATGTTTACGCACAAGTTACCTCAATTACATGTGACGGGAACATCGAAACTACCCGAAATGTCCTCTCCAACATCGAGTTGGTTGAATCAATCCCTCTCACTTCAGAAATCCTTAAAAAGAACGGATTTACTAAATCTACACCGCCTCCAGGAATTCATGCAAGATGTCATAATTTGGATAATAAAGAAAAAAAATATCATCTTACTATTGCAAATTATAATAAATATAAAAGGCTGTTGCTAAATGTAGATTCGGTAGACTCTGAATGTTTTAATATTAGATGTGATTATGTCCATGAGCTCCAGCATGCTCTCCGTATTTGCGGGATTGAAAAAGAAATAGTTTTGTGAGTTATGATGGCACCAGATAAAATATACATCCATGAGGCAAGCGCCCCGGAATTGACAGATAAGTTGCCTTATCATATCGAATATATCCGCAAGGATGCCTTTATTAAGAAGGCTTTAAAATTTCTTGATGGGTGTATTCCCGATTATATAAATTTGAAACATGCTAATGTCGATACATTTATGGATGTTGATAATGAAAGATTTATTGAGGACTTTATAAACCACATGAAAGGAGAGTAAAGTTATGAGTATAGTTATACAATGCCCCTATCTTGCGACAGATGGTCTTTCAAGATTTTGTATGAATGGAAAATTTCCGTGTAGTTGTGAAACATGTAGTTGTTCTGACAAACAATATGTCGAAATCACTATAACCACAACTTCTGGTACAAGTGCGTGGTCTAATTATTTAAAAAAAGGAATAATAGGAGGATAAGTTATGAAACTAGTATTCGAAGACAAAGAAGTGTATGTGAATGACGATAAGGTATTTGAGAAGGACACCGACAAATATCTTGGCAACTGTTATATTAATGAAACAGGAGATATGTATGTAAAATCACCTTATCACAAAGGAGAAATATTATATATTGAATAAAAATAATTTTGAATATGGCGCAGTATATAAACAAAAACGTTTTGGTAGCTGAGATAGAAAGAAAATATGAAACCAATTTAATTGGTGCCCATAGTGCATTTAGAAATGGTAAGATCGAGGCGTTGCGAGAAGTGAAAGATTTCCTCAACACCCTTGAAGTAGAAGAAGTATGGGAATTTGTAAGCAATAACTTGGAGGAAGAAATAACTCGCTGTATAGTCGATGAAGACATGAATTTTGCTGAAGTTGCCCGCCACTTTGCCCAATGGCAGAAACAGCAGTTAATGAAAGATGCTGTGGACGGTTCTGTTTGTGCGCAGCGTCCTAATGGAGAAGTTATAGTTCGTACTAATTTCATACGCGCAGGTTTAGCACTTATGGAAAAAGTGAAAATTATAATCATAAAAAAATAAAGTTATGAAGAAAATTATGTTCAGTGAGCGTTACGGTCTACAGCAGGCCGTGCTCGACGGTACCAAGACCATGACCCGCCGCATCGTTCCGGAAGGAACTATACGTATGGCACAAATGGAGGTTAGTATCCACGGTGGTAATTTAGCCGATCGCATCAAAGACCATTCTCTCTATCTGTGGCACGACGAGGTGGCCATTGCCCAGGCATATAAAACGCTCCGGTGGCCTGCCCTGCCTGGCATTGACTGGGAAGCAATAATTGACGAAGTGACACACTCGAAGGGTTGGAATAACAAAATGTTCGTCCGTGCCGACCTCATGCCCCATCGCATCCGGATCACCAACATCAAGGTAGAACGCTTGCAGGATATCAGCATCGAGGACTGTCTGCGTGAAGGTGTAGATAGCTTCGTCAGGACCTATCAGTGTCGAAATAAATGTTGTGAACCTACGCCACGCGAAGCCTTCGGCTGCCTTATCGACCGCATTAGCGGCAAAGGCACATGGATGCGTAATCCCTGGGTGTTCGCCTATGAGTTTGAACTAATTAAGTATATGTAAACAATTAAACTATGGGATGGAAAAAGGTAAAAGAGCACTATGGCATCAAACATATTGTGCAAGTAGATTCACGAAGCGATTACGGAAAAGTGCCGTGCATCCTCATTGGCTCACCGTACATTGGCGACATTATCGCCATTCGTATCTCTGATGCTAAGATTCTCAAACGCTATACAGATGGCCCATTTACAAGCAGTCTGCTCTACGAGCTGCAACAACAACTGGATAAAGACGAAAAGAATGGAACCCTGAAACAACTTATCGATGAACAGGACACCTTTGATCGCCTGTTGCCGGTCTATTGTATTGACGATCACAAACACATCGTCATGATGTACTGCGAATACTACGGCTACCCGAATGTAACAGTCAATGGAAAACTCATGTACGAAAATACATTCTACTCAAAAGTCAAAGCGGCACGTTACTATCTTCTGCGACAATCAGATGTTAAGTGGCGGTGGTGGCGGCGAGATATATGTAATCGATTAAGAGATATAGGCCGTTACGTCAAATCCCTATACTATCCAATAAAAGAAGTGTATGATTTCATTTATGTAAGATGCTGGGGACGCTTCTTTATAAAAGAATACAAAACCAAATAATTATATACAAGTTATGAAGATAGAAATCAATACAAAGTTCGATATCGGTGACGTCGTTTGGTTTATGAACAATAACGTACCGCGTAGCGCCAAAATCATTGGGATTATTATCAATCAACGCGAGATAGAGACCAACTTCAAGGGGCAGACGTACAGAAACTCAGGAGGCATGTTTCATTATCATCTTTTGGGTACACCGTCATCCATTTATGAAGAATATGCATTCTCTTCAAAGAAAGAACTTGTAGAATCGCTAATGAGCGAAGGAGACAATGAAAAATAAAGTATATTGCTGTGTCACAGCAACTCATAAACCCAACAATAACCATGTCAAAGCAAAAGTTAATCTACATCAGCGGAAAGATCGGCTCCAAGAAAGTCTCAAAAAAGATTGAAGCCAAGTTCCGCAAGGCCCAGGACCGCCTCCTCACCGACGGATGGGCCGTCATCAACCCCGCCAGCCCGAAGTCACAGGAGCGTACAAAGCAGGAAGTGGCCATTGAGGAAAAGAAGTGGCAGAATCTCAAATACGGAAAGTTCGACTGGTACGCATGGGTGCTCCTCTGGGACATGCACCTGCTCGCACTCGCCGACGCCATCTACATGCTCGCCGACTGGCAGGACTCCCCGGGAGCCATCGCCGAACACGCCTACGCCAAGGCCTGCGGCAAGCAGATCATCTACGAACAGGCTACCCATTTACCGTAAGCTGCGGTTCTGCCGCAGCCTCATCCCATCCACAATTTGGAAAAAATATCATAAAACTCTCATTATCACTCACTAATTTTGTAATATGATCATGAATATCAAAGAGAAAATCATCCGGTTGCACGACAGGATCACCATCTGGGCCATCCACCGTTTCAACGTGCAGCTGCCCGACCTCCTGCGGACCGAGCTACCCGTCTCAGGCCGCATCTACTACTATTACGGACGCTGGCTGAAGCTCATGCCACACACCTCCGAGATGCAGCGTCGCATACGCGAATTCCAGGAGTCACACGACATGTACCTGCTCGACATCCCCGACGATTCCATCTCACGCATCGGACAGCTCAACCGCAAGGCAGAGCTCCAGCAAGAAATCAGCAAGCTCGTATGCACCTCCTGCCCGCTCATGCGCATCGGACTGCCCTGCCGCAAGTTCTACACCTCACCCTCACGCACCGACGATCTCTGTCTCACACACCATTACCAGATTATAAAAGGAAAAAACCATGCCGAAGAAATTATCACCCGATAGCCCCAACCGCCCGCGCAACGTCATCAAGCGTCAGCGCCGCGCCGCCCATGAAGCCCACAAGCGCATCATGCAGCAGAAAAAGGAAACCGAAACCGTTGCAGCTCAACAGTCAGCCGGTTCCTCCGTAGGCAGCGGTTCCGCCGCTGCCAAAAAGGTAGAGCATGTTGCTGAGCCTCAGCAGCAAAAAGTCTTCCACGCCGACCACGTCCGCGATGTCAAGAACTACATCTCCCGCCTCAAGCAGAAGATCACACTCCCCTTCCAGGTCCAAACCCTCCGACGCGGAAAGATCTCCACCGTCCTCATCATCAACCGGGACGGCCGTGAGCGCGAGCTCCTCCCCGACCGTCCCGGCGACCACCGCGTACTCTGCCACCGCTCCGTAGCCCGAACCATCACCTCCTCCATGTGCGTCTTCTCCAAGATCACACAGTCAGAGCGCATTATCAAGCCCGGCGACACACTCCCCGACGGCACTGTCAGCGAGGTTGAGCGCCGCGAGTTTATCGACGGCTCCTGGACCATCGCCCCCTGCGCCCCCGCCATGCTCAACGGAACCACCGTGCAACACGTCCGCCGACGTCCCTTCTTCTTCCTCCGCCGCTACTGGTACGAGATCTCCTTCGACGGACGCGTACAGCCCGGAGGACTATTCTACGACTATGGTATCTCACCCCTCACCCGTCGTCAGCGCCTCTACATCACCCACGAGTACATCCCCGTCCGCCACTCCGATGCCGAGAACGACTACTTCCGCTTCTGGCGCTACAAGTCCAGCATCCCCAAGCCATAAGAATGTCCCGTCTCTTGTATGTTGCCATTCCTTGGCAACCCCCTCCCCATTACCCGGTTACCCGAATAAAAAAGAACATCCATGAACAAGAATATCCGCTTCCAAGGCCTCAGCCTCACACCCGACGAACTCGCCGCCCCCGAGGGCGCACTCGCCCTCTCCGCCAACATCGAGATCCACGACGCATCCCTCCGCCCCTCCATCATCAAGGGCACACCGGCCACGTACCCGCTGAAAGTATCCAACACCGTCGCCCGTCTCCGATACGTCCACACCACCGTAGCCTACACCCACTTCCTGGCCACCGTCGGCGACAGCCTCTACTGGTTCCATGAGAACGGAAGCCTCGGTGGTAGTGGCGCATACACCATCTACACCTTCTCCTCCATCATCAAGCTGGAGTCCGTAGGCAATACCCTCGTCGTCCTCGATACCAACGGTATCCACTACATCCTCTGGAACCAGAAGCAATCCACCTACGAATACCTCGGCCAGCAGCCACCCTTCGTCGATCTCCAGTTCTCACTCTCCAGCCAGAAGTACTGCTCCGATTGGCAGATGAAATACGGTGAAGAAACTCCTTCGAGTGCCATCGGCACCTGCATCTCCATACCCAAGGACGATGCCTACGACATCAACGACATCGACATATCCTCTTCAGGAACATCCGGCAAGCTCAACAAGCAGCAGTCAGCCATGACCGAGGCAGCATGGGCCGTCATCAACCGCACCAACGCCGTCACAGCCGAGAAAGGCTACTTCTACGCACCATTCCTCGTACGCTACTGCTACCGCCTCTACGACGGGTCATCCATACTCCACTCCGCACCCGTCATCATGCCCGTAGCCTTCGAGGAGCCCTTCATCGTACGCTTCGAGAACGCCGACGTATATCGTGATGGCAACGTGAGAATCAATATCCACGGAGGAACAGTCACCATCGAAGGCAACGACTACGACAACGTGCTCACCTACTACCCGTCAGCAGTATCCCTCACCTACCGCAACCGCACAGCCTCTGCCTTTACGCAGCTCCGCAACAGATGGAAAGATATCGTCAAGTCCATCGACGTCTTCGTCTCACCGCAGGTCACACCCTACAAGCCCGACTCTCTCATCACATCCATATCCGTCAAGGACCAGAACTGGGGACTCCGCAATGCCCAGGTTCGGAACCTCCCATCCATCTACAATCAGGAACGTGCCGCACTCGACCTCCCACGCATGTCCGAAGACGAATACATCACCGCCCTACGCAACACCTCCAACTTCTACCTCTTCCACTCCTTCAACCTCGAAGAAACACTCGCCACTTCATACACCGAGATCAACGACGGCATCAACACACAGGGCATCGTGGCACGTGAGCAGATGACCGACGACTACAAGACGCATAATCTGCTTCTTCCCATGGATACAGGCAAGTCCTCGTTATATGTCTATAACCACCGCCTCAACGCATCCGCGCTTAAAGAACGGCTCTACGAGGGATTCCCGCTCTACAGCAACGCATGGACTGACAGTCTCTTTTCCTACATGACCGTCCGCAAGGTTATCGTACTTCTGCAGACCGATCAGGGAACAAAGACCGTCATCCAGGACTATGGTTCAGGAAACTCAATTTCTTTGGCACAGTTATGCACGAACATCTTCTTCTACCCTGATTCAAGGGCTGTCAAGACCATTATTGAAGTATATGTTGATGGTTCTGTGCGTCACTGGATATTCCCCATGAAGCAGCACCCGCAGCTCAACGGAGCCTACGCCGACATTCCCTTCACGTTGAAGCCTGAATTGATTGTCCATGCGCAAATCACTCCTACACCGGGAGCCTACTCCGCAACCGTCGACGACCTCGTCGAAATGCCCAACAAGATCTACACCTCCGAGGTCAACAATCCCTACTACTTCCCCGTATCCGGCATCAACACCGTAGGCACAGGAACCGTACTCGGAATGGCATCCACCACCCGCGCGCTCACACAAGGACAGTTCGGACAGTTCCCGCTCATCGCTTTCACCACCGACGGCATCTGGGCCCTGTCCGTATCCTCAACGGGTTCCTACTCCGCCATACACCCCATCAGCCGCGACGTATGCACCAACCCGAAGTCCGTCTGCCAGCTCGATCAGTCCGTGGCTTTCGTCAACACTCGCGGTCTCGCACGAGTCGTCGAGCAGAACGTCGTACCCATGTCAGAACAGCTCATCGGACCATGGACCGACATCGAGCACGTCTTCGACGAACTCTTCACCTACTTCCAGTCTAAGACCGACATACAGAAACTCATCCGTTTCTCCGACGATCCCATCTCATTCCTGCAGTCAGCCGTCCTCCTCTACGACTCGGCCTCAGCGCGCATACTATGCATACCAGCTACGCCGGCAAGTGCCGACGTCACCGCTGATTCACAGGTCATCTTCGCCTACAGCACCACCGATCAGACCTGGTCTACGCTCATCACCAAGGTCATCCAGGCAGCCGTCCCAGGCTACCCCCATCCCTACATCCAGCAGAAGGACGGATACGTCATCTGCCTCAGCACCCCCTACCCCTACTCCACCGTCCCCTTCTCCGCAGGCAGCGGTTCCGCCGCTGCACAACCCATCGACGGCCTCATCCTCTCCCGTGCCCTCTCCTTCGGCGACGCCATGTACGCCATTGCCGACATCGCCCACCACAAGATGGCCACAGAGCGCCCCATGATGTTCATCTACGGATCCAACGACCTCCGCCAGTGGCACTACGTCGGCCGCACCAACCAGACCCACGTCAGCTACCTCCCCGCTCATTCCTACCGCTATTTCCGCATAGCACTTGCCCTCTCCCTCGTCCCCTCCGAGCAATACATCTCCACCTCTCTCGCCGTCTTCGAGAAATTCCCAAAACTCTAAAAACAAAGAGGAGACCGCCCAAAGCAGTCTCCTCTTATCAAAAAATGTCTCGTCTTTTCCTGTGGCGATTGTATCGCCGCTCCCCCTTCTCCGCAGGCAGCGGCTCCGCCGCGGCTCACACCCACGTCGCCTGCACGTTCCCCATCTTCTCCCGCGCACGCAGCGCCCCTTCGAAGTTCACCAGGTCTTCCTTGTCGGCCAGCTCCTTATATTCACCGGCCTTGTCGTTTGCCTGGTTCTGCAGGAAGCGCCACATCACGTAGTCCACGATATACTTGTGCGCAAAGTTCTTCAGCGCGTCAGTAGCGCTCGTGTTGAAGTTCGGGATCTTCATCACCAGCGTCACCGTCTCAAACGTAGCCGTCGTCTCCGTCTTGAAGGAAATCTCCTTCACCACGTTAGCATCCCAGCTGCCCGCTGATTTGTCCGTCACAAACTCCCAGGCTTTACTCTGGTACACACACTTCTCACCAGCCTCATACGCCGTGCCCGTATTGAACGGATTGTTCGGCACCGTCACCGTGCTCGATGATTTCACCAGCCTTTCCAGCCGATTATCATCCTCCGTCCGTCCCGTCGTCAGGTACTTCATCGCCTTGTACTTCAGGTTACCGAAAGCCTCTGTGTGAGCCCTGCAGATGATGCTGCGGCTCTCCGGGTCATACGGACTCGCAATGTCACTCTTCAGCTCCTCCGAGGCAGCCTCGCCAAGGTTCTTGCTGATCATGTTGCAGGCTGCCAGGATATCGTCCGTCGTCTCCTTCAGCCTCAGCTCAATAACAATCGTTCTTTCCATAATATCTCTCGTATTTTAGTCACTATTCATAGAACAATCCGCTCATACCCTCCCGCATCAGGTCCCTTCCCACCCGGTAAGGCTTAGGGTCATCCCTCTCGCGCTCCCCTTCCCCCGATGGCAGTCCCGCGGCATCGTCCTTCTCCTCCGTGTCCTCCCGCCGCTCCTGAGCATCACCGCCACCGCCAGTGCCGTCCTTCTTCCCTTCATCATCCTCCCGCCGCTTCTGTCCTGTATGCTGCGACTCTGTCGCAGCCTTCCCCTCCGTATCCCTTTCGCGCTCCCCTTCCCCCGATGGCAGTCCACCGGAAGCATCTTTCTCATCTGTGTCCTCCCTGTGCGCCTCACCCTCAAACGCCAGTTCCCTGAAGTTCATCACGTTCAGGATTCCCTTCAGGTCGTTGGCCGTCAACTCCGTATAGTTCGGCGCGTTCACCTCCGCAAAGTCACTCAGCCAGCCTGCCATCACAGCATGCACGAAGTAGTACTGCACGCGGTTCGTCAGCAGACCCGTCAGCTTCTGGCTCCAGTAGTCACCGGGATCCAGCCTCAGCGTATAGTCACCGGCAGTCGCCGAAAGGTCATACCCCGCCGACGTCTCCAGCACCCACTTCTTCAGCGTGTCCTCCAGGTCGTTCACCGCATCCCTCCACCAGATATCCAGTTTACGCCGTTCACTCTCACTCGCCCACAGCTGTTCAAACGAAGGCACGCCCCCGTTATGCTGCGCTATCATGGCCGAGAGGCCTTCCACGATCCCCAGCACCTTCTCCCTCTCTATCGTAATCGTCACGTTCATATCGCAAAAATAACAATTATCCCCTTTCCCTCCATGATAAATTTCCCAATTAGGCAACAATAAAATGTCCCGTCTCTTCTCCGTTGCTATTCCATAGCAACAAAAAAAGGTGTACCTCAAAAGGTACACCTGTAAGATTAACACATCTCGAACATTAGAACTTTACCTCCTCCAGGCGTTCCACTATATTTTCAAACTTCTCCTGGATGAGTTCTTTCTGCTTGCTGCCGGCTTTCGCCAGACCACTCTTGTACTTACGCATCAAAGACGGGTTGATGCCTATCGACTTAGCCAGTTCTGAGGCATTGATAAAGGGAAAACTCATGAAAAATGCACTCATGTCATACTTGTACACCACTTCATAGCCTTCCCCGTACCATTCGGGATTCTCGCCGGTACTCTCCTTGTAGTATTCAGCCTGTTCGTTAATCATCTCTTCAAAGTCTTTACGGGCTTCTTCTTCTGTCAATCCATAACCAGTAACAGGTATCCTGTCATCCTCGGCATAAATCCCGTAGCCTCCGTCACCCGACTTCTCGATAACGCCAACAACTGTTACCATTTTCTTTTTCATTAGACTAAAAATTAAATTAAACCAAATATATATATGTGTGTAATCGTATTCCCTTGTCTCACATGCTCATCTTCTTGCTGGAAGACCCATCCCCGAAGGGATGGGAGAACTCGTACATTCTGAATCGTTTAATCAATACCGGCATCCTTCTTCATCTTATTGAGCGTCCCTGTGGGAATCTCCTTCGCAGGATGTCGGCCGACTGGGATGAAATGTGTAACACCTTCCTTCACGTATCTCGCGTGCTTGGCACCTTTACCCTTATCAAGACTCCAGCCGTTTTCTTCCAAAAGTCTATAAAATTCGTTGAATTTCATATCTCATATTTTAATAACAATGCAAAAGTAACGTTTCTGTTCCAAAACACCAAATATATTTGGAACAAAATCGTTACTTTTAAGTTTTTTAACCAAAATCCCCGCCTATCCTCCCGAACCGGCGGGGTTGAAAAAGAAAATTATCAGTTCATAAATCCTAACAATTACAAAACTTAAATATCTAATAAACTAACTACAAGACTAACTACAAGACTAACTACTCCCTTCGTTTTACAAACGTATTATATCTTATGGTAGAATGTGGGTTGAAGTTTACGACCTTCACCTCATATCCCTTCACGCCCCACTTCCACCACAAAAACCTATGCTTGAACTCCTTCTTCACCGCCACCGCCAGCGAGTCCTTGACCGAGTATTTCAGCCGCTTATTATGAAACTCAAATTCCGCCCACGCATCCTTATAGAAAAAGATGGAGTCTTCTTCCGAATTATTCTGCTGTGCCACAGCAGACATAACAACCGAATCCCTCGTTTCCATCCCCGTCTTCTGGAGGCTCACAAGTTCCTTTGCTGCAATCCCCGCATCCTTCAGCAGCCTGCGGTCTTCATCCGTCAGCACCTCCTTGATTTTCTCCACCTCCACCACTTTCTGCGTGACGATCTCCACGCTGTCGCGGATGGTGTCCCTCTTCAACGGAACGTACTGCTGCTGCTTGGCAAGTTCTTCCCGAAGCTGCTCAATCTCCCGCTTCAACTCTCGATTACACGAAGTCAGCATTCCAAGAATAATCAGCCCCAGAAGCAACGCCCACATCAAATACCTGTCCTTGTTCATTACGAAGTTATTATTAAGTTATTACGAAGTTATTATTAAGTTATTACGAAGTTCTTACTAAGTCCACCTCAAATCATTAACCCGATTCAGCCACCCCCTCAGGAACTTCACCTGTCTGCCCTTCGCTATCCGAGTATAGAAAGCCCTACGCGCATCACGAATCGCCTTCCAGAGTTCATGCTGACCTCTCCGATAGCCGTTGAGAGCCGCCAGCGACTTAGCCCCGAATAGACCGTCAGCAGCCACACCGAGCACCTTCTGCGTATTCGTGATGGCATATCGGCCTGAACCCCAGTACCAATCCACTACCATCACCGCCACGTCCTCGCTCTTGAAGGCATCGGCGTTCACCTTATCCCAATAATAGGTCTTCAAGATGGCTCTCCATTCCTGGAAAGATATGTTCCGCAAGTCATTGACGGATGGCACTGGCTTCCCTTGCGCTTTCCTAAACGCCTTGAAAGTCCCGATGGTCACACCCGTCTGTGTAGCACCGCCCTTATCCGCAGGATCATTCGCCCAACCGCGTAGCCGCGCTCTCTCAAAAAGCCTTTCAAGACTCTCTCCATACAGCCGAGTAGTCCCGGCCTCCCATTTAATGATATGTGGTATCAAGTTATCAATGTGTGCCATATCCTTAACCTTTATCTTTTCTTCTTGAAGGAACGCTTCCGCACCGAATCTACCTGCTCCTCAGTCACATTCCCCCTCCCACGGGAGGGGGCAGGGGAGGGGTTGTCCAGCACCTTCTCCACCTCCTCCGGCTCCACCCCCAGCTTCGAAGCAATCTCCCCGGTAAGCGCCTTCCGCAGTAATTTCAAGAACAGAAAGTTCGGGAAAAGAATCAGCATCGAAGCCGATGCGCTCCAAAGCTCCACCAGAGTAATCGCTGCCCCGATAACAGAAGCCGTCAGCGTCATTCCAATCAGCCTGTCCAGCCCGATAAACACCAGCATCGCGCATCCATACACCGCCAGCTTCCCAATCGTCAGCCGCGCCAGTTCCGAGAGCGCAAACTTCCGCCGGTGGATGCTCACCGTAATCCCCCACGCTGCATCCATCAGCGTCACAGCCACCACCAGCCCCACCGCTAGCTCATGCCCCGCGATGAAGTCCAGCAGGAACAGTAGTCCAGCCACCACCCATCCCTGCACCGTCTGGAGAATCCCCAGCAGCTTCACACCAATATTTTTTATAAGCAATAAGTATTTCATGATTCAGTCACCAAATTATAGGCATCAGAAGTATTCTCAAGATAGTCAAGTATAACTCATTCAACAGCAGGCTGTCTCTCCCACGCAAGCTGACTGCCTATGTAAGTCTTCTCAATAGGAGTATTACCTATTGTAATATCTGTTATTTCATTATCTACAATATCAATCATAATTGTTAATAAGCACGTTCTTCAAACTTTCCAGTATATCTTCCAAGAACTGCACTTGCTTCATATTGTGCAAGAGTGCCTTTTGGAATAATCACTTTTGTTACATGTTCAGCCAGAGGAAGGTGATAACTAGTTGTGGTTCTTACTGAACCAGCAAATAATGCAGAATCATTTATACTATCCCAATAAAGATGTAGTTCAAGAATATTTTGTGACTCTGTAGAACCAAACGTGTTATTTGGCAAATTAATAGCTGTTTTTGGAATTGCAACATAATTATATACAACATTATAACCACTTGCTCCTACAAAACAACCTCCAGGCATAGTTGTCATTCCTGTAAAGTATTTCAAGAATCTGTAATCTTTAATAGTAGTATTATTCTTAAAACCATTTGTTCCAAGTGATGTAACTGCTGCTGCCTCCTCAAAAGATAGTTTACCATCACTATTGGTGTCCCAATGACTGAGACAATAACTCTCAGCAGCAGAATCTCCATTAAAATCTACTATATGCTCACTAAGCAATTTAATCTTATCAGTATCTTTACAATAACTTACATTAGGAACTGCCAGTTCATCTTTCTTTGCTTCATACTCAGCTTCTGTATCAAATAAACAAATGTATTTCATAATCTTTATGTTTTAAAATTAATAATTTTTATATTTAACTGAAACCCTAGCTATTTCCATACCTGCTTTTTCAGCATATATCTTAAGAGGAAGAGTATAAACTTTTCCATTAAGAGGGCAAATATCAATAGTAAATTGACAAATTTTCCAGAATAGTCCAACTTGGTCTGAAAGTTCGCTATAACATCTTATAGCACCATCACTACCACCACCAAAACCAACTTTAAGTTCATTGAAATCCCAAGAATCTGTTGTAACATCATGACTAAAGTCAGTTCCAAAGTTTCTCGCAATTATCTCAATTACAACTTGTCCGTACTCACTTAGTTTAGATGCTGGAATAGTGCAGTTCATACTAACTGAATCACTTACCTTAATGATTGACGTAGCATCCAGAGGATAAATCCCGTTTTTATTTAATACAGCTTTCTCATAGTTGTTTTCTGGAACAATAGCATTTCCTGAACCATCTTTCCATGTTGTACAAGCAGTTCCAGGAGTGCCAAAGGTAGGCTCAGTAAGTAGCTCAGTATTCTTTGAGAAATAAGTAGTTTGAAATTCCTCATTATATAGACGGAATACTCTTGATTTTAGTTCTCTTGCTTCCCAATTAACTTTAATTGTACTGCCTGCTACACTAAATGATTCACCATCGTCAGATTTAATCAAGAAATCTACTCTATCAATATCCATAATTCCATATAGAGAAGTAAGACTATATTTACCCTCTACCGCAGGCAATTCTTCCCAATGACCGCCATTAAAATCAATAACAAGTTGTGTGTCAGAAGAATAGGAAGTATCAATATTATAAGAGCTAAATGGAATGTTTTCAGAGCCTGAACCTGTAGCTCTGACTAAAACTCCACTGGTAGTAGAACCATCAACAGTTTCATTAGGCTGACAATATAAATCACAGAAAGCACCATAACTACCGTCATCATTTGTTTTTACATATTTTACAGTGTATGTTTTTGAATTATACGTATAAGTATCTCCAACAGATGGAAGAGTTATTTCCTCTTCAATATGAAATCTTGTACATAGAGAATCTTTCACAGGCCAAGGTCTTTTATTTGTTTTTCTTACATACACAGTAACATCTTGTTCCGTGCTAAATTCAAGAGAAACATTCTTTGTACTCTTTTGTTCACATGGAAGAATAGCACTAATCAAAGCATATCCATTAGAGAATGTAAGAGTAGGATTTGTATAGTCATTTAAAAGATATTCCTTAAACTTTTTTGCCCTACCTATATTGTCGTTAAATACTAAATCATCCAACTCCTCAACAGTAGTTCTAGGAGTAAATAACTTAATACTTTTAATAGGTCTCTCAATATCTTTTAAAGCATTCATATAAGCATAAGCTACAACAGGAATTCTTCTTTCATTTAAATGGGAACCACCTCCATTAAAGTCATAGTCACCTTTAGCAAGAAGTTGGTAATATCTTCCAGCATCCATAAATATGTATCCGTTTCTTTTACAATATTCTCTATACAAAGAAGATACATATTGATTTTGTTGAGTATTTCCAAGATAGTTTCTATAACTTGTACCAACAATAGGTTGCATTCCCATAGAAACACATACCTTACAAAGATTATCTATTTCTTTAAGTAAATACTTATGATTAACAGAAGTGTTTTCATTATTTACAAGCATAGCATAACGAGAATTCTGCCTTGGAGTTATAGTTCCAGCAAGAAGACTGTTCATTCTATCAAGACTTGAAGTTCCTGATAATGAAAGATTTTGGAAACAATAGTCAGAAAACATAGAAACAATATCAGTCCAATGCTTTCCCGTTATTGTATATCCAGCACCAAAAGAACTACCTATAATAGTAATACAATCAGAATTGACAATAGTCACAGAACCAGAAAGAGAACTTTCTCCTCCACTGCTACCTTGTGACTCTTGCAGTGCCCTTGCAATAACAAGTTCTTCATCTTCACCAAGCTTATGTTCTTCATTATTTCTGACTCTTCTTTCATGGTTTCCAAGAATATAAGCAAGTGTAAGTTCTATTTTTCCGCCACCTCCTTGTGAATTGAAAGCCTGATAGTTAGTACCATCAAAATAGACAGAGACAACCTCCCCATCCTCCCAAGTATTGGAAGCAGAAACAGCCTCACCGTTGTAATATAAAGGAAGAGCGGTCGTATTACCAATTTGCAGCTTAACATTCGAGTCAACGCTATTGGCCTTGTTCATCCGGATTTTCATCTGACCACCGTTCTGTGTTATCACATAGGTGTCCGTTCCGATCGTTCCAGAAGTGGTAACCTTTGTCGCGTCTGTTGCCAACGAATTACATTCGTAATAGCCAATCTGCGCCTGCGCCACCTTCTGCGCAGCAACCGCATTGGCCGCATCTTTCGCGGCAGTTGCTGCAGCAGTAGCCGACGTAGCCGCCGACGTAGCCTTTATCGCATTCGCCGTAGCCTGCTCCGTATCAGCCTTCGCCGCGTCGAGCGTCTGCTGGGCGGCCTCCATGATCGCATTCAGCACATAGTTGCCGTCAAACGTCTTCTTCCACCAAGCCTCATCCGTCACCGCATGGCCCTGGTTCTCCGACTGCAGCGAAATATACGAAGAGTTTGTCCCTTCGTCATACACCATGTTGTTCACACTGTAGTTCACAAGGTTCGAATAGGCACCCATCGGCGTGATACCCTTCTCAGAACCCTTGTCCAAAAGTGTCTGCACCTCCCTGCTCAGCTTTGCCTTCGTCACCATAAAGTCCTGCAGCTCAATGCCTGCCTGAGCAAGAAACTCTTCCAGCGTTCCTTCAAATCCATGAATCACCGCCAGCTCGTAGGTATTCAGTCCATCCCTCGAAAGCATCTCGCTCAATACGGCTGGCCCTGCCCAGTAAGCCTTCTCCTCGTTGAACATCGTCGGCTTGGCATCCGCCTGCTCTTCACGGTCCACCAGCCGGATAAACAGCTGCCGCTTCGTACGGAAGTGACCGCCGTTCACAAACTTTCCGGCCATCACCACCGCATACGTACCCAGCCCAAGGCGTGAACCAGGCACCTTCACCGCTACGCCTTCCAGCTGCTCGCCGTCAGTCTCCACTTGGAGCGTCCAGCAACCGCCGTAGCCGCTCTCCAGCCAAGCGTGTATCACCTCGACGTCATCCATGCACAGGTGTCTACCCGCGCTCTCGTTGTTCATGGGAATCCTCAGCCAGAAGTCCTCCCCTACGACCATTGCTATCTTTTTCATTTTCTATCTTTTATATTGTTATTTTATGTATTTTCCTTCTCCATAAGCGAAGGCTCAGCCTTCGCCAGTAATCGCCCCCGTCCCCGTTATCGTTATCGTTATCGTTAACGTTATCGTTATCTCCTCCCCTCGGGGAGGCCGGGAGGGGGTTACGCCTCACTCACCTTATAGAACCTGTCTGCCAGATCCCCATGCTGCTTGCCCTCCATCAGCACACCCGCAGCCCTATATACAATCCGGCTCAGATGTCCCTCGGCCAGAGCCAGCAGCCCCTCCGTGTCATCATCCTCCAGTTCCTTCACATACGCCAGCACCTCCACCGTATGGTCATACTGCCCGTCCTTCTTCCCTGCCGTCCAGTATTTCAGCGACCGCTTGCAGGATTGTCCTGTTTGTTGCGATTGTGTCGCAACCACCCCCTCCCCCATCATCGCCCGCGGCTTCTCCGGAGTCCCCCGTGTCCATTCCGAGGCCTGCATCTTCGCATCGTTGCTCCCTGGCTCCATCAGCGTCCACACACTTGTCTTCCATGTCTCCAGGCGCAGCTCCACCAGCCTGAGGAAACCATCCTCCACCCCAATCTGTCCGCTCCCGTCACTATTCTTTATATGTACGGTAATATCCCCCTCCGTCAGCGTTACGCAAGGAACCATCCCCACAGGCAGTTCCGAAAGCAACTGCCGTGCGGCAACCCACAGCGCCTGCCGTATCTCCGTGTCCAGCTCCTCCGTGAAGTCGCTGTCCACGTCAACGCCCGTCATCTCGTCGATGGCGATCCTCACCTTCTCAATCAGTTCATTTAACGTTACTGCCATTCGCTCATCCTTTATCTGTTATCGTTAGGGTTATCGTTACCACCCTCCCCTCGGGGAGGGTAGGGAGGGGGTCACTCCACAAACCTGTACCCCACCCCTTTCTCCTTTGCAAAGGCGGCCACCTGTTCCGGAGTCTTGATCTTCGCCGAGCGCTTGTCGTCCTTGAAGGTCTTCTTCAGGTAGCTCTTCAGCTGACTGTAACCGCTGAAGTCCAGAACGTCCTCCGAGACAGCCTTTTTCTCCGTACGCTTCGCCTCCGGTGAAGCATGCTCCCGTATCTTCCCCTGAAGGTAGTAGCGGTGCTTACGGATGGCCGCTATCACGTTCTCGTCCTCTGTCCGGTACGTACTCGGCATACCGCTGTTACCTTGCTCGGAAAACTCCACGATCCGGTACTGACCACCGATCAGCACCTGGAAAACCATGCGAGATGTTGCTGTAAATAACATATCCTCTTATTTATATTTTTTCGTTATCGTTTTCGTTATCGTCAACGTCTTCGTCATCGTTTTCGTTATCGTTAACGTTAACGTTATCGTTAAAAAGGGGCGCCCGTGTCCCCGGCAGTAACTCCCCGGTTCCAACGGACACCCCTCGCTCGGTCATTATGCCAGGCAGAATCAAGCTGCCTGCAGTTCGTCTGTAACACCCAGTGAACTGTCAAACTCAGGACGGGTCACGCGGGCGTGTGCATTCGGGAACTGGAGCGTCCAGCCCGAGTATTCCGTCATCACCACGGCGTCAGAGTTGCGGATGAACAGGTCGTTCAGGTCGTAGTGGTTACGGTCCCAGTCCTCAAACACCCACTTGTCCAGATAGCGCGGATCCAGGCAGAAGCCCATGCCGTCCATCTTCATGTAGTTGAAGGCATCGTGACGGTAGATAAGGATCTTCGTACCCATCGAGGTGAAACTCTCAAAGTCAAGGTGCCAGTTCTGGTAGTCCTTCTCTTCCTTGAAGATGATCAGGCGGTTGTCGGCCTTCAGGTTCGCCAGTGCCTGGTAAATGAGGTTGTCCACGAAGAATAGCTTCGTACGGCTGCCGTTACCGGCATCCTGGATCACGGCATTGATGAATCTCACAAGTTCCTTCTGAGTAATTACATACTCATATACTGTCTGGTTACTATTCTTGGCTGTGGGAGTAGTGCCGGTGTCGGGAGTAACGGTAGTACCGTCCGCAGCCGACTTCCATGCCGTACCGTCCTTGTAGACTACGACGGTGGCCGCTGTGCCTCCGGTCGTCACGGTGGCGTTATACAGTAGATGACCGCTCGCATCCTTGTCCTGAACGGGTATCTGGATGGCAGTGCCGGCCTCATCGAGCTTCGGTGCCCAGTGGCCCAGTTCAAGGTCCTTACCGGCCTCGTAGAAGATTCCGCCCGTGAAGTAGATCTGTCCGTGTTCACTCCAGCTCGTCACTCCCTGCTTGCCGAACAGTCCGCTGCGCTCCATGCCGTTACGCATATCGTCCATCGCGGTGCGCTCCTGCTTCAGGAAGTCCCACTTCACCTCGGTCTTCATCAGCTGCTCGATCTTCGACTGCTCCACCTGCATGATGAAGCGCTGGCAGTACTGCTGGCTCGGCTCGGGCATCGTGTAGTAGCTACCTGTCTTTACGTCACGCTCACCGGCGGCACGTCCCAGGCGCAGCATCACCGTTCCGGCCTCGATGTCGGGAAGGTCATAGCGGTTCGAGCCGTTGGCCTTCGAGCCGTTCACGGCAATCACGATCGGCAGACCGGCATCCGTACGACCTACCACGTACACCATCAGCGGATGGTTGGGGTCGCGCGTCACACCGTCGTCCATGTAGCCCTGTATTGTCGGGAACAGGATAGTGTCCATATTGTCAAAGCACTTCGCATTCTCCGGGGTGATCGCATTACCCATACCGTTCGAGGTAGCACTCACGGCACTCTGAAGAGTTGTGCTGATAGGACGCTGGCCGATACGGTAGTACTTGATGATCATCGAGATAGCCTTGCGCGTGCGCTTCTCACTACGAAGGATCTGGTCAATAGGACAACTCTCCAGTCTCATCTCACAGATAGTCGTGTCTATCTGGTCGCGGTAGTAGGTATAGTTATCCATGCCATCCTGAACCTCTCTGCTGTCAGCGTGCCACTGGCCGCCCTCACGGTTCCCGGGATGCTGAACGCCTTTACCACCCTGTGGGATATCCTCCACACGGTTAGCAAGCGCAAGAGCGTCAGGAGAATCCGCAAGCGGGGCCGTGTCGGCCATCGCATAGGTTCCGCCACTCAGGACCGTCACGACTATCGCCGTAACGAATCCAAACCATTTCATAATCTTTTTCATACGTTCTCTCTTATTTTAAGTTAAACAATCATTCCCATCACTCCCATAAATCCCATCAACCTTATCCCCCTCCCTATACAGGGAGGGCCGGGGTGGGTCTCTTTAATACACCTTCCCAAGCTCATTCATGTGCTGCAGCATCGGATTCTCCTCCTTGCTCGAAGGCGTTCCGCCTCCACTCGGCAGCACGGGCAGCTTCCGCTTGCTCTCACGGTGACGGGTCATGTCGATCTTCTCGTTCTTCCCTTTCACGTACCCTTCGTCCGCAGCACGCTTCACCGCGTTGTCATAGTCCTTCATGCGGATAAGTTTGGCAAAGTCGTCCTTGGTAAACTCCAACTTGCGGCCACGCATCAGAAGTCCGTCATTGCCGAAAATCCAGGTTACCAGATCCTTCGTGTCCTCGGGCTTGTAACCGGCTTCCTCGGCTGCTGCATCCAAGGCTTCGTCCAGTTTTTGAAGGCGACCGTCAATCTCAGACTGGAAGGCAGCCTCTTCGTCCGCATCCTTCTTGCGCTGCTCGCGCTTCTTGCGGTACTTTTCCTTGTTCTTCGGATTACCTTCTATCAGGTCAATCAACAGGTCGGGCTCGTTGTCCAGGAACCACTCGCCAAGGTCGAAATCACTGCCGTCATCATTCTTGCCCGTAGCAAGACCGGTGATCAGAGGAGCGGCGTAGGGATTACTCGAAAGCATCTCGTTGAACGCCTTGCGCTCTTCCTCGCGCTGGTCCATCAGGTCATAGTCCGAGGATATCTGACCGGCCACGGCCTCATCGTCGTCAATGTTCAGTTCGGAATTACGGCCACGCAGGCGCTCCAGAAGTTTCTCACGAGCCGTCTGCTGCTTCTCCGTAGGCTGCGGCTTTGCCGCTGCTCCTTCATTTATCTTTGCCATATTTCACGCATTTTTTGATTTCCACTCCAAAAATAAGGAGAATGGCTGATTTATCTGTGATAAATTTTCCAATCTGCCATTATCTTTGCACAAATCTTACAAAAGTCCCGTCTCTTCCGTTGCGATTCTATCGCAACAAATAAAAGAAAGGAAAAATGAAACACAAGAATTCCGTCACACAGGTCAACATCGAACGCGACCGCGAGATCGTCACGCTCTACAACCGCGCCAAGGCCATTGCAGGCTCTCCCACCACCACGCACCGCATCTGCCAGATAGCGGCCAACCTCCCAGCGTCGCAGTTCTACATCTCCGACTACTGGGCTTTGCGCTACATCAAGGACCGGTGCAAGGGAAAGCGCCGACGCTTCCGCAACCGCCGCAAGCAGACACTCTACAACGCGCTCTACGACACCTACCGCAACCTCAGCCGCCGACACGAATATGTGGCACTGCCCATGGAGAGCGTCGTCGATATCGCACTCTCCCAACCGGCTCCCTTCATCGGGATCTCACCCGATACCATCCACCGCCTCCTCTCCAACCGCCTCAACATCTACCAGTACGACGTACGCGAAAAATGAAATCTCTCAGACTGTCCTTCCTTGCCGCGGCAGCCATGATCCTGCTGCTGCCTCTCTCGCCGTTGCTTGCCGTCTCGGCATCATCGCCGCTCTACACACATTTCCTGTACATGTTCGCCCACGCCGGCATCCTACACGCCGTACTCAACGCCTGGGCTCTTGTCATGCTCCATAATATATATAGTATAAAGCGACTCGTCGCGGCCTACACCGCAGCCGTCGCCATCTCCTTCATCCCCCTTGACAAGCCGGTCATGGGTTTCTCGGTCGTCATATTCTTCTTCATCGGCTTCATCATCCGTCACCTCCGACGTGTCAACCCGCTCGCCTGCTGGCAGTCCGTCGCCTTCCTCATCATCGGCTTCTTCCTCCCACAGACGGCAGCCTCCTATCACCTCCTGGCATTCATCGCAGGCATCGCCTTCTTCCACATAGAATCCCTCATCACCTCCTACCGCAACTTCTATTCCCCGTAGGCAGTCGCCACCTTCACCGTAGGCAGCGGCTCAGCCGCGGCCAGTTATCGTTAACGTTATCGTTGAAAAAATGCCCACCGGCAGTACCATAGCACGCCAGTCCTCCATGCCGCAAAAGCTGCTCCAGGACGTCATCACCGAAGACATCCGACGCCTCCGGCCGCTGCTATCGTCTTACAACCCGCTCACCGGTCATAACGCACCAGGCCTCCGCGCCGAACTCTGCATTGCCGACTTTCTCGACGGTGCCATGCAGTACATTCCCGTCGAAATGCTCGGCGAGGACTTCATCCTGGCACTCTACAAATGCGGATCGTTCCACGGATACATACACCGCTACCTGCCCGAAGCGGAAGAGGATGATTACGATGCCGTCTACGAGACCGTCGTACGCCATTACGTCAGGCTACGATGCAAGCACGATTTCTATTTCTTCGCCGGATGCTTCGCCAAGATCAAGAATAAGGAGGGTGGTCCCGACATCAACTTCCTCCTCCGACCCGCACAGCTCAAACTCTCTCGTGTCTTCGAGAATATGCGCCTGCACGGATTGCCCATCCGTGTCATCTTGCTCAAATGCCGACAGTGGGGTGGATCCACGCTCACAGATATCTACATGGGATGGATTCAGATCTTCTGGAAAACCAACTGGAACTCCAACATCGTCGGACACCAGTCTACGTCGGCTTCCAACGTCTTCGCCATGTACGAGAAACTCATCCAGAATGTGCCTGACTGGCTCTTCTTTGGCCTTGGTGAGGAATACCCGGAGGATATGAAGAAATTTTCCAACGTGGGAACCACGCAGAACATCAAGCGCATGGTACCGCGCTCATGCAACATCCAGACGGGATCTGCACGTAACCCCGACTCCGCACGTTCCACCGACGCGGCTATGATTCACCTCACCGAAGAGGCATTCTTCCCGGAAACGCAGGAATGGACGCCACAGAAGGTTGTCACGTCGGTCATCTCCTCCGTCTCCAAGACGGCTCCCTACTCCTTCATCGTCAGGGAATCCACACCTAACGGGAAGAATTCCTTCTACGAGGCCTGGCAGAAGGCCAAGAAGGGTGAGTCCGCCTACGTGCCTGTCTTCGTACCATGGTTCGAGATCGAGACCTACCTCATACCGATGACCGAAGACGAGCGTGCCGACTTCGCCATCGAGCTCTGGCGTAACCGCAACGACAAGAAGAACCACGGCGACTACTTCTGGTGGCTGTGGCGTCAGGGAGCCACACTCGAGGGTATCAAGTGGTACATGACGGCGCTCGCCGAGATGACCTCCCTTGAGGACATGCAGCAGGAATACCCGTCCGACGATATCGAGGCTTTCCGAAACTCCGGAAACATCGTCTTCGACTCCTACAAGGTCGACGATCTCGCCAAGGACTGCGACACACCCTCCTTCGTCGGCGATATTGAGGGTGACTCTACCCTCCCCGATATACCCGCAGACAGCGCCACCTTCTCCGCAGGCAGCGGTTCCGTCGCTGCTCAATCACAGCTGCCTCCCTGCATGCAAAACCTCCACCTCGTCGATATACCCGGCGGCCCGCTGTCCATCTGGGACATGCCTGACAATTCGGAGAATATCCGAAACCGATACATCGTCGCCGTCGATATCGGAGGCGCACACCGCACGTCCGACTTCCACGATATCGTGGTCCTCGACCGATACGACCTCATGTACGGAGGCGTCGAGACGGTGGTGGCCGAATGGCACGGACATTGTGAGCCTGACCAGCTCGCCATGCGCTGCGCACAGATAGCTCATTTCTACTGTGACGCCTACCTCGTCGTTGAGAACAATACGGCCTATTCCCGTATGAACAATACCGAGGGCGACATCTCCCAGCTCTTCTTCCCCATCCTCCTGCCACTCTACGACAACCTCTACAGCGGAAACAACTCCCGACTGCTCAAGCACCGCCAGAAGGAAACCAAGTGGGGATTCAACACCAACCGCTCCACAAAGCCCGCGCTCATCAAGCACTACGTGAAGGTGGTCAACACCCACGGCTACATCGAACGCGAGCAGGAGGCCATCGTCGAGATGGGCTACTACCTCTTCTATCCCGACAAGGGAGGGGAATACGGAGCCGCAGCAGGCTACCACGACGACCGTGTCATGTCCCGGGCAATAGCCCTCTTCGTCTCCAAGATGGATATGGATCTCCCCGTACGCATCATCGAGAAGACCCCCGACGACGTCCGCCAGGAACTCACCCGCCGCCTCCGCGAGGCTCCCCCCACCGAGGCCGGCACCCTCTGATTTCCCAGCAGGCAGCCGGCTCCGCCGCTGCCAATAGTCGTTATCCCGTTATAATAGTAGAGTATGCTGCTGTGCTACAGCAGCCAAATAATAACAAAAAGAAAAGAAAATTATGCGCAGAAATTACAAAAAATTATTCCGCAAGGCTTTCCTTGCCGTCTACAGCCCTGTCATCATCCGAAAGGAAAAGTTCATCGCCACCCGTATGTGGCGAAAGGGCGTACGCGAGTGTATCCGCGCACAGCGCGACACCAACGGACCGCGGTTCTATCTCTGGTTCGACTTGAACACCTGTTCCTTCTTCCCCGTCGTACTCGAGCCCCGGCGAAAGCACGACTGGCCGTCCATGCGCGAACTCGTACGGATGGGAAAAGTCAAGGCAAAAAGAAGAGTCACCGTCCGCGACATGGAACGTGACTCCTTCTACTACACCCCTTCACGATGGGGAGCAAAGGGATGCGACAGCGACAACGCCCTCCGCATCCAAAAATACCACCAGTGGCTACGCTTCTATATGGAGAAAGTCTCAGAGCCTATGCGGAAGTTGCGCCAGTACCAACCGTAGGCTGCGGAGGCGCCACGCTCTCCCTGCCTTTCTCCGTATGCAGCGGCTGAGCCGCTGCTCCCCCCTCCCCCGGGAGGGGTTGGGGGAGGGGTTGTTGAGCTTGCTGCGCCATCCATTCCTTAATCCCTTTCTTCAACTTGGCCGTGTTGCTCCACGCTCCGCAGTCAAGCATCGTCAACACGTCTATACGGTTCTGCAGCATCAGCTGCCACAGCATGTCGTTGTTCGCCTCACGCATCACCGCACTGTTGGCATCCATCTCCAGCTCAAGGTCGCCGTTCACGTCGCTCATCGTCTCAGGGTTCCAGTACGTCTTCACGTCCTCACCCGTCAGCTTCACGCTCCGCGTAGAGTCATAGAACTGCTGGATCATCCACAGCTGCACCTTACTGATTCTCAAATCGAAGTCATAGAAGGCACCGAAATAGTCGGCCACTGTCGTACTCGCACTCTCACGCTCCATCTGGTACTGCTTGCCGCTCGTGTTTCGGTGTACGCCCTGCAAGGCTCCCTGAACGCCGCTCTGACCTACCATTATGCTCTCGTTCTGGTTGATCATCCACTCCAGACCGGCAGGAATATTGTTGCCTTGCAACTGCGTAGGCTTGTCACCTTTGGTGCCGTCGTACAATACCACGCCGTTAGGCTTCGTAGCCTGATGGATCATCTCGTCCAACGGCTGCTGCGCTGTCTCTGACTTCACGTCGATGGCCACACCTTTCATCGAATGCGACAACAGACTGTCAAGCATGATCATATAGTGGTTGGCCGCACGCTGCTTGTCTTCACAACGGTCCACGAGGCTCCGCGTCTCTCCATGCACACAGGGATAGGCCACGAACACGTAGGGACGGTAACGGAAACCGTACCCGCCTCTCACCACCCGATAGGGACTCACACCCTCGGCAAGCAGGTAGCCAGTCGGACTCAGGAAACGGTAATACCAGAACTCTTCTATCTTCACCTGGTACTCTATCAGCCGCACCTCTTCCGGAGCAACGTAGTACGTCTCATTCCCTTCGGCATCCAACAGGGGCATTCCGTTCTCGTCACGCCGGATATTCTCCGACAAACGGCGCGCGTTCTCCGCATCTATCTCCTGGCGGTCGGCCAGCGGACGGTAGCCCACGTCGGCCGTCGCCCGGTCATGATACCACAACGCCCTGTTGCGCTCCTTCTTCCAGATCTCTATCACACGGTACTTGCCTACCACCGTCGGGTGAAGGAAGTCATTGCCGATATCGGCCTGACGGTCACCGGTGGCAGCCTGACTGTGAAGGGTTTCGCCCTGACGGGCATAGATGTCCTTCAGCTCCTCCTCGGCACGGAAGCTCGCATTACCGTTTCTATCTACGCCAAACTGCTTCAGCAAGTCGCTCCACAGCATATCATGGGCCTCGGCAATGAAGTTCACATCCTCCAGACCCGACTTCTCAAACGCAGGAAAAGCCAGATGGAACAGATCCACCTTGTCCACATACACGTCCTCCCTGCCCTCACGCTCCGTCCAGTTCACCTTCGCACAGCAGAAGGCATACAGCAGGAACTCCTGGAAAAACTCCGCCTTCAGCTGCTGACGGCGGTTCACACCGTCGTTCTTACGAAGGAACTCTGAGAAAATCTCCGCATACATGTCCTCCTGGGCGTCGGTGGCCTTGCACGTAGCGGCCATGTCCTCCTGCCTCATCAGTCCCTTCAGCGTCAGCACCTTGTCACTGATGATGTCATTCTGGAAAATAGGAAGACCGCGAAGCTTCAGGTAGTCGATGGTACGCATCCGCCTGCCCTCAAACACCACGTAGTCGTTCAGCTGACGGCCCATGAAGAAGTCGTTCGCACGAAGCCATTTCTCCCTCAGCGGCTCCATGTCTGCATAGTAGTGCACGGCCTCGCGCAACAGCCTGCTATAGTACGCATCATTCGAAAACACCCTGTGCTCCATGTTCCGCAGGCTGTCCATACCTTCCTCGTAGGCACCCGTCACGGGATTCTCCACCCCATTGTTCTGATATATCATATACTTCAAATTTTAGTCAACCATGCTGCCGTGTCACGGCAACCACCCCTTCGATATCCCGTCATAACGACATCCCGATATACCGTCTTCGTCATCGTTATCGTTTTCGTTATCGCCACCCCCTCCCTAAACAGGGAGGGCCGGGGTGGGTCTCTTTACCTGCAAAAATAAGCAATACCCCCTTCTTTATAATGATAAATTTCCCAATCTCCCTAAAATTGGACAATTTATCAAGCCCTTTCCGTAGTTTTCTCTTACCTTTGTGCATCCTCCTTTCACCAGGGGCGGTGCTACCCCGCACGATCCTGAAGGATCCTCCCGGCACCGCCCCGCTTTTCAAGAAGGACAATAGTCAAGTATGTTGCCACTTAGTGGCAACCCCAAAACAAAAAGCCATGGCAAAGAAAATCAAACTCTCCGAAAACACCGTCATCACCAAGGACGACAAGGGAAACCTCTCCCTCGTAGGAAAGGCAAAGGAAGCCCTCACCTCATTCCATAAAATGAAGATCGAGGTCACCATCCAGTTGTACGAGTTTTCCAAGGAGGCAGCCGAGAAACTCCTCCACGACAACAACGTACCCTATACCGCGCTCATCGAGAACGGAGACCATGCCAAGGAGCAGTACGACATCTGCGTAGTCGGTGGCTCCAATGTCATCAAACTCGGAAACGACTGGCGATGGACAGCCGAGGACGTCATCCGCCAGCTCTACGACGGCAAGCGTGACAAACCCCTCTCCGAACAGCAGATCATGGACAAGTCCCTCGAAGAGATCAAGAAGTTCACACAGGAACGCGCCAAGAAGAAAACACAGTCGCTTGACATCTCCAATTATTGATAATTTCTTTAATAATATAATGTTGTTTTACTTATCTAAAGTTAGAAACACAAAGAAGGGAAGCCGTTGCGAAACGCTTTCCCTTCTTTCTTTTATTTCTCCGCTGCTAGCCACCTCCGCCGCTGCCCGTCATCGTTTTCGTATTTGTTATCGTTAACGTTATCGTTTCCTCCTCCCCTCGGGGAGGCCGGGAGGGGGTTATTTCACCCGCTCCCCCACAGCCTTCAGCAAGCTCTTCCGCTTCTTACGGATCATCTCCAGCGCCTTACGGTCATTCGCTTCCTTACCCGTCATCTGCTTCTTCCAGAACAGGATACCTTGCTTTGACTCGCTGCCGCTCTCGCCGTCCTTGATCATCTTTCCGGCGTCAAGCCATTTCTGGTTTTGCAGCTCCCACTGGCGCAACAGTCTGCCGTCGGCCTTGTTGTCCTTCATGCCGTCATGGATACGCTTCATCTCCGAGGCTTTCTTCTTCAACTGCGCCAGACGGGCATCCTCCAGCACATCGGCGCTCGTGGCCACCATCAGGTATTTTTCACTGGCTTTCGTCACACCTTCGGTCGTTCCGTCACGCTCGCCCCTTACCGTCGTCATGAATTCGTTCCAGTCCTGGGGAGGCTCCGCGTCCGCGGCAAGCATCTTCCGGATACGTGAATTCAGCTCCTTGCGCTCCTTAAGGTCCTGGCTCGCGTCAAAGGCTTCCGTGACACTGTGGATGTCGTTACCGTCCTTCAGCTGCAGCTCACGGCTCTCATTCTCCACGGCCTTCCGGGCTGCATCAAAGGCACGGCTGATCTGTGCGCTCGTCATGCCGTTGAGCACCGACGCCTTGAAGGTCTCCTTGATACCGTCTTCGTCACCGGCCTTGATAAACTCCATGAAATAGTTACGGGCCTTGTACGGGGTGAAGCCCTTCGTCGAAGGCAGGATCATGTCCGTAGGCTTCCATTCCTTGTCGCTCTGCGTCGGTACCCAGAACGGAAGGTAGTTCTGCCACAGCTTGTTTGCTCCCACACCTACGGGGATTCCGATATTACGCTGCAGCTTGCCGTCGCCGATCCACTGCTTCCACTTCGCTTCCAGGTCTTCATCGCTCTTGCTCTTATCCCAGCGGGTGTAGTAGTTCAGCGTGTCGTAGAGGAAACGGATGTTCGGATTGCTCTTACCCATCAGGCGTTTCAGCAGCGGACCGGGGAAGCCTAACTCTCCCTGCTCGGTCTCAAACAGCTCTGGGAACTCGCGGAACTGCTTACCCCAGCGGATATACATCTCCGTATCGTCACCGTAGCGGCCTGCAAACAGGTGGCTCTTCTTACCCTCGGCATTGCTGCCCATACCGTAGTCGCCGAAGATGTTGAACGAGTTGAAGGGATTCAGGCTCAGGTTGTCCACCTCAAAGCCCTTCATGCCTTCAGGATAGGCCAGCTTGTACTTGCTCACGTAGCCGGGATTCTCCTGCTCCATCTGCGCCTCGTATTCCTCGTCTTTCTTGCGAAGAAGGGCATTCAGCGCATTCATCACCAGCGGATACATGATCATGCAGCCCAGCACATAACAGGCCAGGGAGGCTTTCGCACGAGAGTAACGGCCGTCATACTGACCTTCATTACCCTTGCCTCTGTGCCATACATTCCTGTAGAAATCACGGAAATTACGCACGTTGGCCTTGTTGTAGATACTGCCGAAACCAAAGGTGGCAAGGAAGTGACGCTGTGTACTCAGCAGCCAGTCCGGCGACAAAAGGAAACGGCGCATCATACGGAGCGTTTTCGGCGAGACGCCGATTACCTCGAAATGCTGACCGCCAAACTCGTCGTTGATATACTGTCCGGCTTCGTCAAGGGCCTTGTTGATACGATCCTGGCTCCAGCCTTCCTTTTCGGCCTTCGCCATCACGTCCTCACGGAACATCTTATATTGGCACAGCTTCAGACCGTCGTGCAACCAAGTCCAAAGGGCTTTGTCCATCCCTTCGTTCACCAGCTTCACAGCGGTCGCCACGACCTCCCCCACGGCTCCCATAGCTCCCATAGCTCCCATTTTCATACGCAACTCACCGAAGAAGTCCTTCAGCTGCTCACTCACCTGCTTCATCGCCTCCGGGGCATAGTCACCCGTCGCTCCGAGCTTCACCAGGTGCCGGGCAGCATCCTTATACAGTTCGGGATCTGCGTATGCAGGGGGCTGTCCCTGCAGCAGACTGTCATGGATAAGGTACTTGTAGAAATTCTCTGTGGCCCGCTTTGGACGGGTTACGTTCTGTGCCACATACACCTCCGTCAGGGCTGCAGCATGGAAACCGCTCCAGGCCAGCTCGATATTCTTGGCTATAGAGGCAGCCTTGTCGTACGTTCCCATCAGTTTCCCCGGCTCATAGGTTTCAAACACAAGGCCGAAGTTCTTTGCCGCTGCCTTATGCACCCACACCGGACCTACGCCAGCAATCTCGAAGTAGTCGTATTTATCCATGTCAAAAGCGCCGGGAGTGCGGCTTGTCAGCAAGGACATCATCGACGTCGGCTCGCCGCTGTCGTCACGCTCCACCACGTCAATGCCGCTCAGGTCAACGAGCATCTTCTTGTTGGCCCACGACTGGATGTTGGTCTTCGAGTATTCGCCCATCAGGTCGGCAATATCGTCGTACTTCGGCACAAGCCCCAGCTCCTCGCCTTCCATCAGCGTACGGATCTCACGCTTGCGCATGTTACGGCTCTTCGTCGGCTGGCGGTTGGCCACATAGCGCTCATAGGCTTCCGGATCACTCCGCTCCTTATCCCATACATGGTTAACGTAATCCTTATAGTAGCCGATATCGTCAGGCCGCATACCGGCATCCTCCAGCCATCCGTAGGCCACGGCATACCAGTCCTTGGCCTTTCCGATGATCGGCTGCAGCTCCGGCATATCCTCACTGACCTTCAGCCCTTCAGGCTTCACCCGCTTCGTCAAGATACTCAGCGTAGCCATAACATCATCAGCCTCTATCCGAGGTCCCTTCCCCGTAGGCTGCGGCTCTGCCGCGGCTCCCCCGCCGTTCATGGCAGCGGCAACCTTCCTGGCACCTTCCCGCACTCTCCCGTACAAGCCCTGTTCCTCGACGGTCATCTCCGTACGTCCATCCTCGGCCATCTCCTTGTGCAGCGCAAGCAGCTCCTGAGCCTCATCGCGTATGGCATCCAGTTCCTTTTCGGCGCGCTTGATGTTATCCGCCGTAAACCGGGCAGGATAGCCCAGGTGCTCCAAGGCTTCGTTGGCCTCGTTGGCAAGATCCCTCCTGCGCATCGGGGCTTCGATAAGGTAAGGAATGGCACGGCGGATGTCTCCACCCGTCACCTGCGGCTTCACCTTACCGTCACTCATCGTCTGCAGCAGTTTCACCGTCTTCAGGCGCGCACCGTCAACACCCATCTTCGCCATCAGCTCGTCGGCCAGGCGGTCTGTCTCTCTCCTGATACCTTCTATGTAGATGGAATCGTCGGCAGAAATCTCCTCGATATCCTTCCGGCGCTGGATCACCGCATCCTTCACCGCATCGCTGGCCGTATAGGGGTCATACTCGCGCGCAAGATGCTCCGATATATCATTCATGATCTTCTGCCCGGGAGTCTTCACCTGCATCTCACGCTCTACGATCAGGTCTTCCTTCGTCAGTTCCGGCGTAGGCTCAGGCATGTACTTGCCAATCTTCTCCTCGTAGACTTTCAATGCCTCGCGGTACTCCTTCTCGCCCTTCTTGCTGTAGTCCCACTCCATGGGCTCAGCCTTGCCGTCAGGGTTCTGCTCCCACTCGGCATGCGCCCGCTCCCATTCAGCATGTGCCTGCTTGTCAAAGAATTCGCGCTGCGGCTCCATGATACCGTCGGCCTCAGCCTCCTTCTTCGCCTTCTCGCGCTGGTCCCACTCCCTCAACCGCTCGAAGTAATGGGCCATACCCTCCCCCTTCATCTTCCGTGGCTTCCCTTTCCCCACCTGGAAATCCGGTTGAGTATGCTGCTGAGACTCAGCAGCCCTACCCCTTTCGTTATCCCGTAATCCCGAAATAACGTTATCCCGCTCTCCGTTGTTTCTCTCTCTCACAAAGTCATACATCATCCTATCCGTCACCTCATCGACGCTTCTGAACTTCTTGATCTGGAAAAGACTCTTCCCTACCCAGTCCCACAACTTCCGGAAAGCACGCCGTATCCGGCTGATCACGTTTGCCACCTTCACGGCCTCAGCAGCCGTCGGAGCCTCGTCAATCACCTCCCGGGCTGCCTGCTCAAAACGTTGGCGGTTCTTCTTGCCGCCCATCTGAGTCAGCACCTCCTCATAGAGTTTATCCTCATTGTCATGGATCTGACTGTAGTTCTCGTCCCCTAACAGCTTTTGGTAAACCTTCTGCGAATGCTCATCCACCCGCATCAGGTCCTTGATGTTCTCCCAGAGGTCAGGACGGTTCTTCTTCACGGCCTTCACCCACAGATGTCCGTACTCATGCGCCGGAGTCTCAGGATTGATACCCTCCCGCGTAAGGTATATCTCCCGCCCGTCCGTATAGCCATACACCACCCCCTCCGAAGTCATCAGCGGCTCCTTCTCCGTATGTTGCAACTCCGTTGCAACTTTACCCGCAGTTTTTTTGGAAGTTTCAAGATTATTCCGTACCTTTGCACTATCAGCGAAGGAAATGACGGCATGTTGATGTTCCTCATCTTGAGAAACGGAGGCGGTTTCCATCGCTCTTTTTTGTCCCCTACTCAAGGCAACACCATCACCCTGAGCCTTCCGAAGCACAGCCTGAGCCTCTTCCTGGCTCACTTCATGATACCCCACACCGCTCTCACCAAGCACCTGCATCACGGCCTTTGTAGCCAGCTCACGCGCAGCCAGTCCCGTCTCTTGTATGTTGCGACTCTGTCGCAACTCCCCACTCATCACCGAGAACATGATATCATCCCTGTCCTTCACGGCATCCATTACAGCCTGACGGCGGTTTTCGTGCTGCTGTTCAAGAGTGCCTGTATTGTCATACGTCCGCACGTCAAGCCCCGCATCCTTCAGTGCCTTCACTACTTCCGGCGAAGTGGCCTCAGGCACTACGGCAACGGCAAACTCACCCAAACCCACGGGACGCTCAAACTTCGTCTCGAAGTAGCCAGTGGGGAAGTTCTCGCGTACCTCCTTGATGAATGTCCCCAGCAGCTCTGCGTCCTCCTTCGACAGTTCCACGCCATATTCCTTTTTCAGATAACCTACGGGGTTCTTCTCTCCTAACGCTTCCTGCAACCGGGCTTCACCAACCCACAGGTCATCGCCGCATTTATTGCACAACTCCAGAAGGGCATCGCCCCATTTCTCCTTGAAAGCCTCGTGTTCCTCCAAGGTGGTGTTGAGGTTTCCACGTTCCTTGCGTATCTGGTCGAGAGTGGTCACACGCTTGGCTACGGTAGCAATCAGATTGCCCGTCGCCATGCCGTGCGCTCCGTTCCTTCCTTGCTTCTTCATCAATTTCGAGGCATTCTCCAGCGTGTTCCTCACCCACTTCTGTCTGCCCTCGCTGTCAGTGCCGTTATACAGCCATTCCTCTATGCCGTAAGCCTTCTCCTTTTCCTCCAGCCACTTGCCGAAATCCTCTTCAAGTCCTTCCGCCTTCACCAGTTCAGCGGCCTTGCCAATGGTGGCATCAACATTCAACTTGCCGTCCGTCCTTTCGGCATTCCTCACCTTATAGTCGTAGTCGCTGATATAGCTGTAAGGCACACCGTATTCGTCTATCTCACCGATGACCCTCTCTGCCCGCATCTTTACAAACGACTTCACATTCTCATCGTTCATTCGCTGCAAGTTGCGTTCTTTCAGTTCCTGCATCTTTGCCGCCATCTCGTCGGGTGTCTCGCCCCTGTCCTTGGCTATCAGTGCAAGAACGGCCTTCCGCCCGGCTTCGTCGAGTTCCGAGAAGCGGTCATGCTCGCCCATGGCCTGATGATAGGCTTCAATGTCCTCCTTCACCATGCTCGGCTCATACATCACCTGCTCCGGCTTCCTGCCACGCTCCTTTAAATACCAGTACGACAGGCGGTCAGGGCTTACACCGTTCTCCATCCACGACTCAAAAGCCATCATTGTCTTGCTCCTGATATCGCCCGGCTCGTCACCCAGCACTTTTCTCGTTTCCTTCCAATACCTATCCTGCCCCTTGCTGCTCATGCGCTTCGTCACCTCCGGATACGTGGGTGTCCATGCGTCCGCAGTCCACGTGCCGGCATTCCTGCCACTCCTGGCATCAATGAGGCTCGACTTGGGTATCAGGCTTATCTCACCATAATCCGTATGGATATGGTTCCGCGTGTCAATCACAGCCAAGGATGGATTGGCCAAACCGCCCTGCCTCAACACCTTCCGCAGTTTCTCCTCACTGATGTTATGCACACCCATCAAAGATTTCTCCCCGTTTTCTTGGTAGTTAACAATATTTTCACTAACTTTGTCTCCGGAAACATCTACTCCCGGATTAGTTCGGGGAGTTGCCCCAGAAACAGAGGCCGGGATCTGTTCGGTCTGGGCGCCACCGTCAAAACGGTATAGCAACTTCCCATTTTTCAGCGATTCCCTTACTCTTTTAGCCCTGTTGAAATGGTTGCTTACATTCACCTCCATTCCATCCTGCCTGACAGTCACCGACTCAAAGAAATAATTCTTCTTACCTGAACTGTCCGTAAAGGTCTTCACAAAGAGGTATGAAGATTCCCTCTCCGACAATCCATCCTTGCCCTCACTCGCTTCTTCTATGATGAAGTCAGGATTCGTCAGCGTAGGCTTTATCATGCCAAATTGCTTCCTGCGGCCATTCTCTATTAGTTTATCGTACTGGTTCGCACCAAGCTTCACCATACCCAAGGGCGTCTCAACCGTCCCCTTACTCCCAAATTCCGCCTTCCAGTTCTCCGGCGTCAGTTCAAGCAAGGGCATGGCCTCAGCACGACGCATGGATGCTTCCACCAACGCATCGGCCTCAGCATCCGAGAGTGAACGCCCGACACCTTCCACTCCCGGCTCCATCGCAATAACACCACTCTCATAGGCACTCCGGTTCTCGAAGTTCATCACGTCCACCAGACGCACATTGAAACCCTTCAGGTTTGTGCTGAGACCTCTCAGCAGCCGTCCACTGTCCCCGCCAACAAGGAAGTCACCATACACCACCGCAGCATTGCCGCCCATCTGGTTTACGTAGGTGGCTATCCGTAGCAGACTCTCCCTGCTGCAGGCATCCTCAAGTGACGTCCAGGGCAGGAAAATGTTACCCGTAACCCTATACTGGTTGTTCAGCACAAGCAGACTCATCTTCGGATGATCGCCAAGACGGTGACTGCTCACAAACGCAGCAATGTCTATCGAAGAACCCACCTGAAAGGCTTCCTCTGGATCCCAGTCCTTGTCAAACACTTGCTTCGAGAAACTGAACACCTTCACCGGAACCTCCTTCTCCACCGTCTGAGGACGGTCTGAGGTAGTAGCTATATTACCACTGAACTCAGCATACTTGCCGCTCTTCGTGTCGATGATAATACCAGGACGTGCCTTGCTGCCAAAGATAACCTCTATCTTCTCCTGCAATGTCTTGTCTTCTTTGCTCGCCTTCAAAGCACCGCTCGGATGGTTATGCACAAACACCACACTGTCAGGCTCAATGGCCTGTGCAGCGACAAAAGCCTGCTCCACCGGCGCCATCACACCGGCATAGTTGCCGATGGCAAGGTGAACCACCGTCGGCACACCGTCCTTGATCAGCACCATGAAACTGTTCTCCACGGCAGCATCCTCCAACGCCCTGAACATAAACGCTACATCTCCGGCACTCTCCACACGTTCACCAGCAGTGAAGGAGAAAAAGCCGTTCTCCACGTACCGACGTTCCACCTGGCTCGTCTCTCCTTCCGCCAGGTCGCGCATCTTCAGCCCCGTAAGGTCATACCCATGTGCCCTGACGGCCGTCTTATCCGCTTCATAACGCTCCCTTTTCTCTGCAGGCTGCTGCTGTGCAGCGGCTTTATCTTCTTCGTGATTTTGCCGCTGTGCCACAGCGGCTTCTTCCTCCTCTCCCTCCATCTCGCGCTCATAGCGCTCATCCTCCTTCCGCTCAATATATTCCTCCAGCACATCAATCTGAGCCCGCAGTTTCGTGCGCTCTTCGCTGTGATAGCCACCGTCTGACCACTGCCCGGAAGCAGAGGAATACATACCGTAGGCATCATCCAGTTCCGTGCCGCTCTCATTGAGCATCTTCATGTACGATTCCAGTTCTGCCTCGTATTCTTCCTTATGGCGAAGGTCGTATTCCTCTATGCAGTCCTCGCGGTCCACATCTTCGATATAGCGGTCTGAGGAATTCTCCTTGCCGATGGCATCCAGCAGTTCCTGGTCACTCATGCCCTCCAGCCGTTTCTGCTTCTTCTCAACGGCCGTCGTGAGTTTACCGCCCAGTTCCGCATATAGGTCTTCAAGTTCGTTACGTGCCTCGTCCCAGGCAAGTATCATCTCTTCATGCTCGGCATAGTAGTCCTCATACGCGCGCTGCGCTGCCTCTTCACCCTTCGTACCCACGGCGCGCTGCCATTCATCGTAAAGACGTTCTTCCTCCGGAATACCCTTCTTCAACTGGCTGATATACGCCTCCTTCTGGCGTATCAACTGCCGCAGGTAATCGGCATCCCTGTTTTTCCTGCTCTCCAGCAACTGCCGCAGACTGTCATTACCCGCATCCCCCTTGATGGAAACCGACGGAGCCCTGCCTCCATCGTTCTTTACGGGAGGATTCTCCGGGTCGATAACAGCAATACGCTTGCCGCGCTTCACCAGCATCGGGAGATACCTGTCCACATTCAACGAGGGAATGGTCAGTTCCCGCACACCCTTCACCGTGCCGCCCTTCAGACCGGTCATATTCTCCACCGCAACGGCATCAATGCCGCGGAACACTATTCCGCCTTTGCCGTCATCCACCGCTGCCAGGGCGTCGGGATTGTCTTTCTTGAACGATTGCAGATAGGGATAGTCACCTGTCAGTCCCCAGTTATCCAGACGCGGCTCTACAGGCCTCATGCTGACAATCTTCGCCATAGTGCCGCGACGCTCTTCCGTACCGAACAGGTCCATCTCCGTAGGCTGCTGTTTTGCAGCAGCACCAACACCGAACAAATCTCCTTCCACCCATCTGCCTGCACGACGCATCTCTGGCTTCAGACTCACCACACCGCCGTAGCCCTGCGTAGGCTCACTGGCAGCATCCCCCAACGAGGCTCGCCGATCCTGCTCACCTCTCAACTGAGCCAGGTCGGCATCTATCTGGGCATTATTCCGCTCCAGCTGCTCCCGTTTCTTACCCTTATAGCGCTCCAGCAGCGAGTTGTTCATCGCCTTCTGCCCCTCAAGCCGTCTCACCAGCGTGGAGATATGTCCGTCCTCCATCTCCTGGAGTTCACCATCCTTCCATCTCCTCACAGTATCCTTCAAAGTATGTTGCGACTCTGTCGCAACCACATCCATCACCTTCGACACCACATCACGCTTGTCACCAAACCTCGTCTCGGCAAAAGGCTTCATCTTCCGTCCGCTCGATTCCACCCACTTGTCAAACGTAGCCTTGTCAACACCCGTGATGTTCCCCAGCCCGTGCCACGGTCTCGAATAGTTCATCAGATAGTTCCTGATGGCATCCACCTCATTACTGAAGCCCCACATGATCTTATGCTCGTCAAACGAGCCGTCCCGATTCACCTGGTCAATAATATAAATCTTCTGGGAATCAGTATCCAAATCTGCATCATCATTGATAAACACATCCAGATGATCACCGTCCTTGCCCAGGTGTCCCTTACCGGTCAGATACCCATAGGTGTTATGCATCGTAATGCTCCAGGGCTTGCCGCTGGCATCCTTACCGCTGCGCACGCTCCCCTTCGGATTCTCCACCGTAAAGTTGTAACCTCCAAACGACAAATGTCCCTTCTTGTAATTCCCGGCCTCCTTCTGTCCCTCCGTAGGCTCCGTATTCGTTTCCTCCACAGCCGTCGCCAATCTCTCCTTAAAGCCCTTAAGATCCTTATCCTCCTCCCCTCGGGGAGGACGGGAGGGGGTTTTCTCCTCATCATACTTCCGACTACGCTCCATATACTCCTCCAGCGTACCGCTCTTCCCCTTCGTGATGGGATTAATATCTACAGTGACACCTTCAATGGTAGTGGGCTCTTCATTCAAGACGTTGAAAAGACCGTCCTCACTGAAATCTCCTTCATACTCCACAACCACGTCCAGATCGCTGTCTTCACGTGCATCACCGCGCATACGGCTGCCATGCAGGGCCATGCCCTTGATGGTCACGCCCTCAATACCGGCATCCTCCAGCTTCATCTCAATGTCACCCCGCACGGCATTCAGCACCTCGTCTGCATCATACCCCTCTATCCCTTGAATGGCAGCAGATTTCTCCGTATGCTGCAACTCTGTTGCAACTTTCCCTCCATTTTCTTGCAAATTCGAAATATTTTCCGTATCTTTGCCTACGGAAGAGGCGTTTTGCAGAGGAGCTGTGCCATTCTGCTTGCCTTCGGGTTCAGGAACGATGTCAATACTACCGCCTGAGACGCCTTTCTTCATTTCATATGCCGTTAGCAACCAGTTGTCAACGGGTTTCCCATACCAGTCTTTACTTACGATCGCCTTGTGCGTTTCGTTTTCAAGCACAATTCTATTGTCCGATGACTTTGCGATTGTCATCGTGTCAAGTATTTCCTGAAGATTGTCGGTTATTTCAGGATGCTTGGAGTCTATGTGTTCAAGGCCTCTTTTAGTATCACCCCATACGAGGTCTATGTCTCCAATATCCTTGTGATGGAGAGCATTCTTTGCAACTCCATCCTTTGTCTCGCGAAGATAAGCTATTGCCTCCTTTGGTTTACCTCTAAACTGCTCATAAACGGGGCCAAAATCCCCCTCCCTACGGGGGAGGGATGGGGAGGGGCTTACTCCTCCTTGTGCTCCTCCAGCCACATCTGAACCAGATACAACTGGAGCAGCTGCAGCGTCTTTGTCCTTTCCGACGTCTTGCCCATCACCGTACGGTCTTCCCTGATCCTCCGTATGTAATATTTCGGAACTAAGTGGCCGTATTTCTCCTTGGCCTCCTGTGCCTTCTCTACCATCTCCTGCGGCGACAGGCTGGCGATCCATTTCTTGGCTTCTTCGATCTTGTTCATCTCTTGATTCGTATTTTTCTGCAAAGATAGCATTTATTTTCTGAATATCATCATCCGTAAGCAAAGAATATTCTTCACCAAGGTATTCTAACGATGCCTCATATGCTTCCCGATCACTTGCTTGAAGATGGTGGGCCTCAGCCCATTCCTCCCTCTGCTGCTCTTCCTCATATTCCTCCTGAGCTCTCAGCCACTTCTCGGCCTGATTGATACGGTCGTTCAGGATATAGTCGCGGATATCCGTCGGCACCTGCGCACTGCTCAGCACCTCCAAAAGCGCATTACGGCAGTCCTGGTCCGTCCAGTTCTCGTGCAACTCATCCGGCAGACGCTCCCACATCTCATGAGCCAAGCGCTTGATACTCTTACCCTTACCCTTCGGCGCTAAATAGGCACTGTAACCCCTGCTGTCACCGCCAACCCTCCTACGTCCGTGCCCAGTCTCTTCCTGAAGACTCTCAAAGTCAATCACGCCCTTACCCTGCTCAGGAACAGGACCCAGGAACTCGGCGGCATACTCTTCAATGGTCTTCGGCTCCATCCCTTCACTGTCAAGGAAGGCCGAAGCCTCAGCATCCAAAGAATACAGCTCACGCGCTTTCTTCAGCTTGTCTTCGTAACCACGGGCTCTCTGCAGGGTCGAAAGCCTCATGCTCCGCGCATCACTGGCATCAAGTCCCTCCGTTCCAACCTTACCGCTGTAGATCCGTCCCACACGCTTGCTGACATCTTTCAGCCTCTGCGCCCGTCCGTTCAGCATTTCCTGCTGCCTCATCAGCCCGGTATGCTGCTCTACCACAGCAGCCAGTTCCTCCGGAGTCATCTCACGCTCACTCCGTGCATACGAGTCCAACTCCCGTTGCAGCGCATCAATCTTCGGCTGCACCTCGTCACGCTGGTAATTACGCAACGCCACACGCTGCTCCCTGATAAACGCATCGGCATCCGCCTCCGAGTCAAAACGCTCCAGCAGATACTTCTCCATCTCTCCCGTTGTCCCCATTAACCCCATTTCTCCTATAGCTCCCTGTAAGGCAGACTGCTGATCTTCAGCACCCTCCTTCTCCTCCCCTCGGGGAGGCTGGGAGGGGGTCTCCAGTTTCTTCCGTATCTCCTCAATCTGCGCCCTGCGATCGCGCTCCACGCCCTTCAACCGCTCGACCTCGGCCTTCTCAGCCTCTTTGCGTGCCTTCTCAGCCTCCTTCAGGGCTTTCTCCTCGGCATCCAGCTCTTCCCCAACGCGCTTCTCCTCAGTGGCACGGATCATGCCGATAACCTCGTCCCTGCTCATACGCATGGCTTCACCGCCTTCATCACTCAACTGCAGGTCACCGTTCTCGAAGAAACCGTCTATCTTGAACGTCCCCGTCTGTCCGGCCATGGTCAGCTCCACTGTGTTTCCTGTACGCAGGTCCACACCGCCGATCTGGTTCTTAAAGCTGCCCTCCTGCTCCTTTCTCAGCTCTTCCGACCGTCGCGCCACATACGCATCCGTCGCCTCGGCCTCACCGATCGACGTGATATCCCGTGCGGCAATCTGCTTGTGCTGCACCTGGCCGGCCTCGTCCGTATAGGCAACGTTCACCGTTCCGTATTCGTTCTCGGGATCACCGTTCATCAGGAATGCCGTCGAGCCGTCGGAAAGCGTCAGCGGAACTATCCGCCCGTCCTCACTCTGGTACCGCTCAGCCTCAGCCCTCACTTCACCTTCGATTCCGGCAGTCTGCTCGTCGAAGGCTGCATCCATCCCTTTGGCAGCATCCAGCGCATCGGCAAGCTTCATGATGGCATCCCGCTTAGCCGGTTCCGTTTGCTGCTGTGTTACAGCGGCCAAAGCCACCTCATCACCGCTCTCCACGGCCTGGTAGATGGCAGCAGCCTCCTCCTTGCTGAACATTCTCGCGATCCTGGCATCAGCCACGTTCACCTCATGCCCGATCCGACGCATCTCCCCACCGTCACCGTTCACAATAGCGGCCCTTCCCCGCTCATAAGATGGCGAAGCCCCGTCAGCCCCATTCTCCGCAGGCTGCGGTTGTGCCGCAGCTTCCCCCTCCATAGTTCCCATGGCCCCCATATCTCCCATATTTCCAGAACCTTCTGCTTTTCCTGTAGGCTGCTGGTCTGCAGCGGCCTCTCTCTCCTCCGTTTCCATCCGCTCAGGTTTCGGCCTCAGATAGTCCTGAAGGGCTTTCGAGTATTTATCGACGGCTTGTTGCTCAGCCTCCGTCCTTTCTTTCTTCATCAGAATTCGTAGCAACGAGCCTTCTTCCATGCCGTTCATCTTCTCAAACTCACGGGCAAAGTTATCTGCAGCCTCACTGCGTCCGGCAATATTCTTGTAGACATTCTGTGCCGAACGTATCAGCGATTCTTCGTATGGAAGCAGGTCTGCACCCTCAGCCTGTTTCTGAAGTGCTTCCTGTAACTCTTTCTCACGACCGAAGATGTTGGCAACATCACGCTCGTAAGTGGTTAGGCCTTCTTCAAGCATCTGCTCCTCTTCGGCGGTCAGCGCCTTGCCTTGTCCCATCTCATGCAGCTTTTTTTTGCCGCGAAGTTGGTTGAGCATCTCTATCTTTGCTTTGATACCTCCAACCGTCAAGGACGTGTTCGTAACTTTACCTTCTTTATCATAGGTCGGACGTATAGTATATCGGGAGTCTTCAAGAAAATCTTTGTTGACTGTTTCCGCAAAGCGTTCCTGCACATCCTTGCCGGTAACCATATCCTCCAAGGCGGTTATCTGGTTAAGTTGTGCCTCATGCTGGTATTCATTCTTCAACCGACGGGCTTCTTCTGCCGTCTTGGCCTCAACAGTGCGAACTCGTCTGCCTTTCGCATCAAGGTAGTCAACGAAATGCTGCTCCTTACCGTCTGGCGAGATATCCATACGCTGTGAAACACCCGTTATCGGCTGTAGCTGCTGTGAATAGTCACCGGTAATCAGTCCGTACCATTTGCGGGTTTCCTCTTCGCTGATCCTGCCGGCATTGTAGTCGTCAATCAACTGCTGTAAGCCTTTCTTCAGATTCTGGGACTCTATCTGCTCAACGTTACTTTCCGCCTTGGTCTGCGGTAACCTTACTTTCGTAACGCGCTCACCGTTCACAAGTCTTGTGATGATGTCAGGCTTCTTCTCTGCTGGTCGTGGTCCTGCAGTCTTTCCTGTACTCAACTGCTCTACGGCGTCAAGCATGTCACCATAGCCAAGGTCTTTCATCAGTGACTTATCGGCATCGGTAATGTCGTAAGCTTTTTCAAACTGCTGGATCCTGCTGTAGTTCTTCGCACGGTTGTAGATACCTCTTGCCTCCAACGCACCAAAAGTAAGCAGGTTGTTGGCCTCGGCCAAAACCAGGTCTTCAAAGGTCAAGGGCTGCGCTCCAGGGGTGGTAGCCTGCTCCAGTGCACCAACGCCTGTCATCGCCGTAGCATTCACGCCTAAACGGGTGGCATCACCAAGGATCTTGCCTGCCACACCGCGGCCATGACCAAGCATCTCACCCAACGGGCCGCCGAAACTGGTGGCAATACCGGTTCCAACACCCCATGCTGCACGGTCAGCAATCTTGCCGAAAAGATTCTTGGCACTGTAATGCGCCGCCTCAGCCTGTTTGATGGTCTCTTCTACCTGGTCGTGCATGTCACCATACAAACCAAGGTCATTGGCGATTTTTGTCTTCTCAACACTTTGCGGACCGGAAAAACTTGGTAAGCTCACTGGTTCCGTCAGTCCCTCAACGGCTCCACCGATGGCTCCAGCAGCACCGAAGGTGACGGCATTGCTCGCTCCATGCTGCATAATACCCTTGCCTATACTGTTAGCAGTCAATCGCTCAGCAATTCTTGTAGCCTGGGCTTTCGGGACACCCCTGCGGATCAGGTCGTTGGCAATCCTGCCCGTAATCTTTCCGCCAGCCCATTTTCCAGCCTTGCCCGCTGCGCCTCCCGGCAACATATATTCCCACATGTCACTGGCCAAAGTCACGACACCTTTGCCCAGTTTCTCCCAGAAACCGGGCTTGTATCTTGACTGGGCCACCTCGTCCAGATATTTCTCGTAGTTTGTATCTACCACGGAGGACATGATCTTACCCAGGTCACTGTCCTTGAAACCTCGCCAAAAGACATACTCTGCCGTTCCAGAAGGCACGCGAGCCTGCACAAGTTGCTCCTCCATCTGTCCTAACAGGTTGTTGATAACCTGATAGCGCACATCGTCCGGCATCCCCTTCGTCTGCTCGTCGGCATACTTGATGGCTTTCTCAATGGCCTTTGACGGGTCGGCAATCTTGTTGGCTTCCTTGCCTATGTTCATCAGGTTTACACCCGTGGGTGCAAAGGGATTACCAGGAGTGTTGCCCATGTAGTCAGCGGCCTGCTGCTGGTTGTTTGCCAGTTCCTCATTAAACTTACGCATCACATCCATATCAATACGCTGGATGTCTCCCCTCATAACGGCCTGCTGATTATACAAAGGAATATCAATCGGATTACCCTTCTCGTCCAAAGTCGGATCTGTAGCCTGCTGCCCTTTACGCAAGCGTTCAAGACCTTTCTCCGCAAACTCTCCAAACCCGTTGTCCCTGTTCATAAACTCTTGTTCCACAAGCGGCTTGCTGGGATCGTATACCACCTGTTCATCAGGCCGCGTTACAGGCTGCTGGTCTGGTCTCATATAACCCATGCTACCACCACGTTCACGCATCTGATCTTCAGTAGGAATAGAAGCAGCCTCCATATTTCCCATGGATCCGCTTTTGGATGCACCAAGAATCTTCGATATAACATTGGAACCTCCTTCTTTCAGTACATTGAGAATTCCATCTAACTTCCCAGCCTTGCTGCTTCCGGCCTTCTCAGCCTCCATCTCTGCGGCAATATCCTCCAGCGACTTCAGTTCAATATCGTTCACTCCCTTCCTTGTCACCTCCTGATTGTCATAGCGGTCATACACCTCCTGGCTATACTGCGGCTGCTGCATCGTATGTTGCGAAAGGCCACGGGTAGGCGAGCCCTGCTCGGGAATCTGTGTCGCAACCCCGTTCTGCGGCTTTTGCCCCATAACAGGTTGTGTATGCTGCTGTGTCACAGTACTCCCATCCTTCCCATTAACCCCATTAACCCCATTACTCCCATTACTCCCATCACCCCCAAATCCCATATCGCTCCTGAAAGTCTCATACGCCGGAGGCTCATAGCCTTCGTTCTTCAATGTCTGATAGGCGCCCTGCAGGTTCTTCTCGTCCTGCATGTCCTTCTCAAACTGTTCATACACTGGAGGCTCGTAACCCTCCCTCTTCAATGTCTCGTACAGACCTTTCAGATTATCGTTGTTCATGCTTTAGCTTTCTTATGTTAATAGCCTCTTCCCTTACTTTTCTTGCCGTAGCCCTTGCCCTTGCCACCATACGTCGTGCCGCGCTTCTTGGCAAGCTCCACCTGGTTCATGAAATCCTCCACCATATTGTTGCTCCATTCCTTTGATCTGTTGCCGCCGGCATACTCGCCCACACGGTATTTCTTCTCATACGCACTTGCCAGCTCCGGATTGTCCTTGTACGCCTGGATAAAGTTCTCACGGCGGTTCAGACGGTTGCGCTCCGTGCGGGTCTTGCTCGCACGCTCATTCGAGGCATTCGCACTGGCATAATGGGATACCGTACTGCTTTTCAGGTTCGCTTCCTTCAGCGGACGCAAGGCGTCACGCTCACGCCGCTGACTCTCGTAGTTGCCTTGCTGCGCACCGTAAACGCCCTGGCGTGCATGCTCCGTGTCTATCCGGGAAGCATTCAACGCATCCTTACGCCCACTTTCACGTCCTACTTCATCAGCACGTATATTGTTGTAGTTGATGGTTGAATTTGCCAGTTCCCGTTGACGCTCCTCGGCACGCTGCTTGTAGTACTGCGAAAGCATGTCGTTGGCCTGGTTCCGGCGCTGTGCCAGAAGGTCGTCTCTCATCTTCTGCTGGCGCTGAGTCAACTGCACGCCCGACTCCAGTTTCATCGACGGGGCACCTGTCAGCGTACCGATGAAGTTACCGGCATGGATCAGCACGTTGCCGATCTGCTCCCACTTCTCACGCCTTTTGCGCTTCTTCTCCTCAGCCTCATTCTCACCGATGCTCTTGGTCACATCATACTTCATCAGCCACGGATAGAAGGTGAAAGCATCCAGCGGCTCCTTTCCGTTGTCCTTGGCCCAGCGGTTGTAGTCCGCAACAACCTCTCCCGGCTTAGCCTGCTGTCCCTTCTCCGTCCAGAGCCACTGCAGTCCCTTCTCCCAGCCGCCACTCCAGTCCGCCATATAAGAAGGACTCTCCTCACCGGCAACCGGCCCGTAACTCAGCCCCCCACCAGAACCTCCAGAATCTCCAGTATTTCCGGAAATTCCAGAACTCCCAGCATTCCCCTCCCCTCGGGGAGGCTGGGAGGGGGTCGCAATCGCCTCCTGTTGCGCATCCTTCAGAGAAGGAGCCTGAAACTTCCCCCTTTCCATCTCGTCGGCAGTATAGGTCATCGCCGCCTTCTGCTCATCCGTCAGCCCAAACGGTTGCGTTTGCTGCTGTGCCACGGCAGCCCCACCGCCGGAAGCGTCCGCCACCGGCTGAGCCTCAATCTTGAATTGTCTGTCAGTCAGTCTCATCACTACCTCCTTTTTTAAATGGGTAAACCGTTTGCCGCACTCGCCAGACCGCTGGCAGCCGAACTGATGGCCTGAGCCTTGTTCTGCGCCTTCTGCAGCTTCATCTGGGCGATCTGGTTGTTCAGAGACTCCAGCTGGCGGTCCGCATTGTCCCAGATCTGCTCTTTCTTCGCCGCACCCTGAACGGCCTGCTGCTGCATCATGTCACCCACGGTCTTCGCCGCCGATGCCTTCTGCATCGCCAGACTCTCGTCCGAGCCGCCTGTCACAATATTGTTCGCAGCTGCACGCTGCGTCTGGGCATTCAGCAGTTCACGGGCCTGCGTCACCGCTGCCTGGTTCTCCGCACTCTGCGTCGGATCCTGGTAATACAACTTGTCACGGTGTGCCGTGACCTGATTCATACGGTTCTGGTACATCTCAATGGCCTGGTTAAAGCCCTTGTTCGCCGCAGCTCCTGCAGCAATACCGCCAATAGCGGAGATTCCGCCTCCGATTAAACTACCAAACATCTTAATTGCAATTATTTGTTTCTTGAAAGCAAAGATAAATAATCCAATCCACCCCCTTATGATAAATTTTCCAATCTGAAAAACACCCTCTATCAGAAAAAAATCATATCTTTGCCCCTGTCACATCTAAAGAGTCACAGCTATGCCCAGGAAAAAGGAAGACAACAGCAAGAATACGCCCGCTGCCAATAGCGGACAGTTTCAGAAAGGACATCCCAAGATAGGAGGAAGAAAGCCCGGATCAAAAAACAAGATAACAAACGATCTGCGCAAGCTCATCCAAGAACAGCTTGCACCACGAATCCAAAATCTCGGAAAGGAAATAGACAAAATCAAAGATCCCGCCGACAAAGTCGCTGCCATGGCCCACTGGGCAAACTACGTCATACCCAAGTATTCCAACACCACCATCAACGCCGACACACGCCGCGACATCTCCACCGAGGAATACCTCCGACAGCTCAACGGACACTACGAGAAGGTCGATATCGACATCGACATCACCCGGATCAAGATCCACAACAACGGCTAA